TGACATTCCTATACTATCCACACAAAGAAATGTGGACACCCAACTTTTTAGGACAAACAGAGTTCTATGTAAACGACAAGTCCTACTCAGTTGCACCCGAACCAAATCGCTTATGTTTCTTCGATGCATCAATTTTACACAGAGCCACCTCTTTCCGCACCAAACACAGATTTACAGTCGCACTTAAATATGAGTAAACCTTTTAACTACATCAACTTCTATGAATCAGAAGAAACACTTAATGCAAGTTACTATGCATCTTGCGTCGATCACCTAGTAGAACAAATGAAAGAATCAAAAAAAGAAATCAATCCATTAGAGTTTGATACCTACAACACAGACGGATCAATCTGGACACCAGGCGAATACCCAGATGATAAACCAAAGTTTACTTTTACATACGAAGATCACAAAGCAAGCAAACATCCCCCATATCAGACACATACAATTATATGCTACGGTAAGGAAACTATGCTCAACGTTATGGAACACTTCGAGGGATATTCATATACTATCCAGTAACTCTATAATTTCTATATCTTCTCTTCTCCCCCTTTCCTCTACCATTCTCTCCCGTCGAGAGGCGCGGAGGAAATTTTTTTTGCGTTTTTCTACTCACTGCTCCACATTTAACGAAATACACCGTTTTGTATAGTACTGATACCAAACTACTAACGCCAGGATCGCCTGTAACACCCCTGTAAAAAGTCTCCCTTATGGTAGTAACCCCCCTTATAAGAGAGAAATGGTCTGAGAACCATCTTTATGATTTACCACAGTAATTTTATGATTTGGGAACAATTTTTGTAAGAGATTCTTCAAGTTAGTCTCTTTATTCTTTCTAAATGGATTTTTCATAAGTCTCTATCAATTTTACGTAGTCCATACTCTTTAATGTATGCTTCAATGGCATCTTCGATCATCTTCGTGGTAAATGAATAAGAATCAGACGACACATCCCGAATTCCTTTCTTTTGAGCAACTACATGAATACGCTGTATCTTATTTACCAGTTCTTCCTGTAATACGAAGTCTAATGCTTTCTTCTTCTCCTTTACGTTAGCAATCCACTCTAAGTTTTCAAGTTGGTTGTTACTTCGATCTTTGTTCTTATGCACAACCCTTCGGGTAGGATCATCACACGGAAGAAATGCTAATGCTACCAACTTATGAATGTAGAGAGTCTTTGCTTTACCATTATCATCTCTCAATCTACAGGTAAGATAAGCACATTCATCTTTACCAGACCATACAGGTTTTCTTAGCTTCGGTACTTTATACTTCAGAGACCAAAGGTTTCCATCAGTATCAATCGAGTAACCACTGAAATCCTCTAAGTCTTCTATTTCATTCAAAACTTTATGCTTTCTCACTTCAAGAAACCATGACACATACTAAGGGCGAAACTCCAGTCATACCAAGGGATTCTACCGATGAACCTATCAATTTTCATATAATGTACTTATAGGATGTACTTATTACTAATTTATAAGTACAAGTACATTGAGAATAGGTTTTGGTAAACTGTCTAAATAACTGGTTCTTTTAATTATACCATAAGTACAAGTACATTGCAAAAGGATGTTAAGTGTGTTATAATATGTGTATAAAGAAGAGAGAAAGTATTATGATTTAATGCTCAGATCTTATGTTGACTTAGCGAGCGTAGCATGAGACGCGGAGTTTGTCAACCCACGGATCGCGATTTCCTAACACACAGGGTCGCGAAGTACTTGTAGTCTTATAAGTACAATGTTACTATATTGTAACAATAGATCCTTTTGCGTACATATATACTACTGTGAATCTCGACGAGCTTGCCTCTAGTCGAGATATGTGTTATACTATAAGTATTCTATTCATCTCGACTATGTACGAAGACTGCGCAGACTGGTACGATCTCGACTATGAAACAGGTGACGATCTCGACGAGAGTACACAGTCTTATACACAAGACTTAGATCTCGACGAGGAATATAACTCTCGACGAGACAACAATCAGGATTTCTACGAGCTATCCATCTATCATTATGCATAATCTCGACGAGCTCGCACACATGAACGCATGCATCTAGACGAGCTTGCGCACATGTATCTCGACGAGCCTGCACATATCATACACATATATGGGCACGGGCACACATCTCGACGAGGATACGCATGTACTAGTAACATATGATACACATCGAGATTCATGCATGTATACATTATAGGACGTGTGACACATCTAGATTGGCACAATGTGACAGTTTAAATTTTGGTTTTATATACATACCTTTGTATGGTTTGTTCGAGGAAGTGTAACATATTTTAAAGGGAAGGCAACAGCGAGTGTGCCAGTACGAGAATTGGATATCAGGAAAGGAACACAGAGATATTATAAGGCAGGGGGAGTGGCGAAGATTTTAGAGAGCGTACTTCCGCTCTTTTTTTGTTTATAAATTTATTATAAGAGAAATCGAGCTCGAATGCATCAGCCAGTGTGCCAGAAATATTAGTGTCACATAGTATGACCAATTGCCACAGGAACTGATAAGATAAAGATACATACAAAAACATCTCATGCACAATTTTCAGGAGTTCATCGATTATGTGTTTTCATTCTACGGGCAAGGTGGGTTGTATCCCCTCAACGTCTCTAAAGAGCAAATCGCATATGCAACGCTCAAATATCTTGATGACTGCAGCGACCCGCTTGCTGAATTTAAGGTTACGTGGGGAGATGGAGATTCCCTTGATCGGGAGAGAGTAAGAGATTATATGATGGATATGTATCATGTAAGTTATGGATTGCCTATGCCAGTCTAGAAACTGTCCACTAGTCCCCCGCAAGGGGGATTTTTTTGTCTATAATGAGTTTATACACGGAGATTTCTATGAACTTCAAACTTACTGATGAGCAACTAGATCGCTTCAGTACTGCACTCGACAGAGCAATGGACTGTCCATTCATTCAAGAAGATGATGAAACTTGGGATGATCTTGCATCGTTACAGGAAATCATTACGAGATGAAATTTAACGTAACAGAAATTGAGTTTGATTACGATGACGATTATGCCAACGGATTCAAACTCACATTCGATGAGGAAATCGAATTGCGGGATCTCGCACTCGGTGTTTGGGACGCGGATGATGAGGATGATCTCATCGAAGAAATTACAGCATCAGCAGGATGGTGCATCAAATTTATTGACTACGAGGTACAACTTAAATGAAAACTTATCAACAGGCAATGTACGACGAAATGCGTAAGAAACCACGTAAAACAAAATATGAGATGTTTCAAGAATGGTTGAATGAATGTCCCGTGGAAATCACCAACTATAAAGATTACAGCGACGAGTTTGAAATTAACTTCTCGGTACCTCTAGAAGCAGGAGAAGAAAAACGGCTGACTGATTTTACATCATATGACACACCAGATGACATGTGGTAGACACTTTAAATAGTGGCACAACCTTCGTAGCATTACATGCGCGGGGACTTTATACTAGTATTACATACACAAATCTTATGCAACAAGTAATTGGATCCAAAAATGATTTTATCATTGGAAAATCAGTAAAGCAAACGGATCAAACGTTTCTTTTATCTTACATAAAAGATTATTGTAGAGCAATTACTGAGAATTATCGCATCTACCACAAGAGGTCCTTAACAAGAAATCTAGAGTTAGAGCGCGAAGATCTTTCAAGTTATGCGAAACAACAGTTAGACGCGATGAAAGACGGGACTGCGAATCTAATGAGATTTCGTTATGAGGTAGGCAGGAAGTATTACAAAATCATTCAAGAAGAGTTCGACACTTTTCAAGATAGGAATGAATATCGCGACGGTAGCGTTCATGCATTCGTAGGAAAGGATCCATCGATCCTAGGTAACGTATACAAACCCGCATCATGGAAGGCACCGCATACAAAACACGTTAGATTCTCATTTTGCGAACCAAAGGATCTACAGAAATTATTAGATCCAAACTTCGTAGATTGGGCAGGAGGATATCTTTACTTAAGGTAGACAGTTAAAAAAGTGTCCACTAGGGGGTTACATGACCCCCTTTTGCCTTTATAATAAGAACATACACAAACAGGGTTTTTATGAAAAAATCTTCCAAAAGAATTTCAGATCTTGAAAAGGACATCTCTTACTGTATTGATGTTCTAGGTCTAAACAATGAACAGATCGGAATGGTCTTTCGTTGTGCTGAAGAATTAGGGAACTTCTCAGTTCAATATTTCATGGAAGAATTCATATTCGACATGGAACCAGAACAGTTGATGAACTATGCTGATCCAGAATACCTTAAGATTGACTGGAGGTTAAACTAATGCCAAATTGGTGCAGTAACCGAGTAACAGTATCTGGTTGGGACGAAGAAAGTGTTCAAGAGATCAATGAGATCAGAGAAATTTTCTCTCAAGACAATCCATTCGCCAAGATCATTCCACCACCAGACTGGAAAACAATGCCGAATGATAAAGGTGAATTACCATCTCTAAGGCAGGAATTTAATAAGGATGGCAAACTCATCTATGAATCCTATTACTTCCCAGATGGAAAAAATGATGACAGATGGTACGACTGGAATGTTCATAACTGGGGAACTAAATGGGACATTCGTAAGGATGCAGTCGAATGGGGAGACGACGAAGAGGATTATTTCCAGATCCATTTCGACACAGCATGGGCTCCACCCGAAGACGTTGCCTCTGAACTGAAACGACAATATAAAAAAGTTTCGATCCAGTGGTTCTATGATGAACCAGGATGTGAATCTGCAGGGTACTTATAGGACAGTTTAAAAAGTGTCCACTAAATCCCCATTCGTAAGAGTGGGGACTTATAATAATAATATACAAACAAAGGAGATCAAAATGAGTTGCCTAGCAAACGAAGAACTACTAGAAGGAATCTTTGAAGATCTACTATTACAGATTGAAGAAGCAGGATTAGATCCACACTGCGAAGATGCTCAGTATGTTGCAGGAGTTCGTGCACAGCAAATAATGGAGGAAATGGCATAATGGATAAAGCATTAATTAATGAGCTCAAATCTTTCTTTGTTGAGAGATATGTTGATAACATGGACACTAAAGATTTAGTTGAGTATGTTCACAACGACATGGACAAATATGTTGATGGTCAAACTGACGATGAATTTCTAAATGATGCGAAGGATTACTGGGGTGATTACTTCGGTGAAGTTATTGATGAAGTCCAAGACTACATGAAATGCGACTTCAAAAAATCAAGAGTGGACAGTTAAATAAGTGTCCACTTTTTATTGAAAACGACTCAAAATCGTTTATTATATAAGAGTAGAGGGCAGAGATAGTGAAGCGGGAGACACCTTAACAGGGCAGATGCATCTTAGTCCCACTCTTGAAATGTCGAGATCGACCCCAGTAGTTAATTACTCTGGTGCAAGTACCTCTACAATCCATTTTTTAAAAACATTATGTCAACACGTTCACGAATTGGTTATGTATTACAAGATGATTCCATTCTTTCTGTTTATCATCACTGGGATGGATATCCTGAATGGTTGGGTGTAACTCTTGAAGAGCACTACAACACAGATGAGACAGTTCGCGAACTCATCGACGGTGGCAATATGTCTTCGTGCTTTTCTACAAGCAAGTATAACAAGGAAACCGAAGAGTTCGAGGATTGCGAAGGTCACGTTGAATATTATGGTGGGAAAGATGAGGGACCAGTCCTATCAAAAAATCTTGATGAACTGGCACAAATTGACTGCGGTTCCGAATTCCTTTACATCTTCTTGAAAGGTAAATGGCATGCGTATGAAACAGACATCACACATGACGACGAGACATGGAAAGTTACAGGATTCTACACGAAACCCGTAGAAATCCCAAAGGCAACTAGGACAGTTTAACAACTGTCCACTTTTTTCCCATTCGTATTTAATGGGTACTATAATTAAGACATACACAAGGGGTTCTACATGGACAACAAAAACAAAGATGTTCAAGGACTATTAGACTTGATCAAATTTGCAGACGACTTCCTAAAAGAAGATCAGGCAAAGGCAGATGCGTTAATCAAACAGATTAACGGAGAAAATTCTTACCACTGGAGGCAGTTCTAATGAAACCTTATGAACATGAGTTTTATGTAACTCGTAAATGTACCAAGATGGAGTACTTTACAGTTAAGGCAAGTAGTCTTGAAGAAGCCAAAGAGGAAGCAGAAAATGGTTGGGATTACTATGATTTTGATTGGGAAGAATTCGATTATGAAACTGTAGAAATCAAAGAAGAAGAAATTCCACAGCAACAATTAGTTCTAGAGGGGTTGGTAGCATGAAGTTAGAACTGGTACAGTCCAAATATGATGAGTTGGTTCGTAGTTGGGTTAACGACTTCGTAGAAGATATGGAAGTTAATCAACTCAGAGAATATGTAAGAGACAATCTACACCACAACCTTGAAAATATTAAAATTGTTGATGGGCAAGAGGGTGCATTCGGGGAAATGATAGATTTCGGAGGAGAAGATTTCTTCGATGATAAATTAAAACCATTCAATTTAAAACTTTTAGAACTATGATTACATCATTATTTTCAGCAGAGCAAATTCAAGACTTAAGGGAAGAATTCGTTGAATTTTATATCAACGATATGAACACCGAACAAATGGCAGATTGGATTCGTACAACTTATCTTGCCGAATTGAACAGATGCACGGAGGATGAAATCAGAGATGAGATTGATGATTATGATGAAAACTTGTATGAATTTCTTGCACCTATGGTATTAGATCAAGAGGGTGCATATGAAGAATTGCAAGAATTTATCCACGATAGGAGGGAGCAATTCTAATGGAAAACTACTTAAACCTTTTTCAACATATCCCCGAAGACGAACACAGCCACATTTCTAACAAGATTTGGGAAGCACTTGATAGAGCAGGGATTAAATTAAGCCAAGATGCGGAGTTAGCCGTTCGTATTTACGATGATAACTATGAAGGCGAATATGATGGCTCGGATTATGACAGTTAATTAAGTGTCACACACCCTCTACACAGAGGGTCTTTTATTCGTTATAATAAAGGTATGAAAAACACACACCTAGAACATCCAGAAGACACAATCCTAACAGGGGATTTATCCGTGCTAGATTGGTTTACTGGTGGTGGGAACATCTCATTAAAATATGATGGTGCACCCGCAGTTGTATGGGGTAATCATCCAAAGACTCACAGATTTTTCGTGGGTACTAAAAGCGTCTTTAACAAGATCAAAATCAAGATCAATTACTCACACAAGGATATTGACGCAAATCACACAGGAGAAGTTGCAAAAATTCTTCATGCGTGTTTCGACCACATACCACACCATCTAGGTTATATGGTTTTTCAGGGGGACTTTATTGGTTTTGGTGGTTCTGATGAATACAAACCTAATACCTTAACATATAAATTCCCTGACGTGGTAGATCAAAAGATCATTATTGCACCTCACACGCAATACATCACCACACAGTGCACAGACAATCTTGCAAATGCTGAAGCACACCCTATGAAATCTTTTCCATATTATTACAACTGGGAAAAGATGGACGACTGTTTATTCATCAGAGCAGAAGTCAAGGAGAGAGAAAACGATCCAATATCTAACTTAAAACCGTCTATTGATTTCATTAGACATATGGCGAAGGGGATCCAGTTCGTAGATAATAAAACCGCTAAAGAGTTAAAGAAACAAATAAATAAAGACTATAGGGAAGGGAAAGAAGTGGATCCCGTTAACTACGGGATTCATGGAAGGTTGATAAACTACTGGAAGTTAGTTCAAGAAACTAAAGCGGACGTTATGAGCAGATTAACTCACAGCGATCCAGTTCAAGCATACTTAGGTTATGACAAGCACATAGGCGAAGGATTCGTAATGACGAATAAGTTCGGTATGCACAAATTAGTTTATAGACATATTTTCTCATACGCAAATTTTAATAGTGGTCGCTTTGTGCCAGTTGGTTAAAGTGTCCACTACTTTCCCATTCGTTGTTAATGGGTACTATAATTAAGACATACACACGGAGGCAAATGCCAAAACCTGAAATTCATTACTCACACTCTTTCGGAATGGGATTCTGGATTGCTGAAGATGGACTTCTTATGAGTTGTCCCGCAGTTACGGACGAACTCGGACGTACAACTATGGACGTTGAAAATGCAGTTGCTGTTTCTGAATGGGACGATCCATCAGTTTACACACCCGACCATCTTTTAGCACTGGCAGACATTACCCAGATATGCACCCTTAAAAGGGACTATGTAAATATCGGATATTATGCCGAAAGATTCGGGAGGTCTTATGCAACCGCTTGATCCAGAAGTTTACGCAGAACTTCTTAAAAATTACAAACAACAACAACTTCCCAAGGAGGAACCCAAAAATGACAGGAATTGAACTTTTAATATTAGTTGGCGGTTGCTATGCATTATATACGGTAGGCATGGCAATTGCAACCGAACTTGACTATCGTCGTTTTAATCGTTCGGAGTTAAAAGAACTCAGAAGAAAGAATGATGAATTATTAGCAGGTCTCAAGTAGACAGTTAAATAAGTGTCCACTCAACCCCCATTCACTGGGGGTTTTCTATTATAATAAACATATACACAAAAAGGAGCATCAATGCAACTCACACCAATCGCATCAAACATGACCGAGGTTGAAACAAAAGAAGCAAGAATTTTGTTTTCATACCGCACACCTGTTGCTGCTTACATCTTCGGTGAAGGATTCGTAAAAACAGAGCAGTTTTGGTCAGTAACAACTTCACGCCATATCAACAAGTGGGGTGCTAGAGACGGAAAAGAAATTCCACAATCAAGACTGGATTCACTGGTATGAGTTACACTAAAAACGAAATCGCTCTGGAGACTTTTCAGAGCGACATTAACAAACTTTTTTACTACATCGGTGAAGAAGGCGACCAAGTACCGTTTGAATCTCTCACACGATTTAACCGTTATTGTACAAACTTTATTAATTCTTTGGAGATTGAATCATGAAATGGGAACGTGAATTGACAATGACTGAAGCAGAGGAATCAGTCCTCGTAAAAATGGGACAATTTTTTATAGAGAATGGATGGGTTGACGCAGAATCAGAAAATGACTTTGACACACTGATTGAAAAAATATGCGAACCCGCACCTTGGGATTATGCATGCTTTGAAGTAGACAGTTAACAAAGTGCACACTAAACCCCCTTTTCTGGGGGAATAGTGTTTATAATAGTAGTATAAACAAAAGGAGATCCATCCATGAATCAAACAGAAAGACTAATCAACAGAATCAGAGAAGTAGACAACTTTAACGACGTAGCAGAATTATGCGAAGACTTCTCAACTTTCGTTGATGAGATTCAAGAATGGGGAGTACAAGCAATCGCCAAAGTTGAACTTTACTCTGGTAAAAGGATTGAGAAGAATGGCAGAATGGAATGGGAACTCAATCAGGAATTAGATTACAAACTACTTGATCAGTTTTTCAGTTCATTTGGTTACACTAAATCAAATCCACATCCCGCAGGAAACTACGCACACCTAAGATAGACCAGTAGTGGACAGTCGAACAAACTGTCCACTATTTTCCCAAAAGAGACAAAAAATTGTTTATAATAGAAGTATAAACAAAGTTCAAAACAAATTTAAAAATTATGTTCATTCAAAAATTCATCGAAGTTCCAAACACAGATATTAAAGAAGAAGTTACAAACGACTTCGGATTCGACCTATGTTACGACATGGCACAACAGTTCGGACATGCTCAGTTAGTCTGGTATGCTCTTAACGGTAATAGAGTTGTAGAAGGAGAATATACAGACAAAGATTAATCTTCTTTGGGGGTTGTAAAATACCCCTTTATCCTTTATAATTGTAGTATACACAAACAAACATTATGAACTCAACAGACCAGTTAGCAATCGACACATTCAACGAACTTAAGGAACAGGTTAAGTACTTAGGACTACACAACTTTGAGAGAGCAGACAGACTGCTATTCAAGCACGGAAGAAAACTTTTAGAGGACGCTAAAAGAACAGCATCTAAGAAAAAGACACCTTATACAGATGCTGAGACAGAGTGCCTATTAAATGCGTACCTACTGAACCATGCGGACATGGAATCAGCAAGAGCAGTATTCTTTTCTGAGTTTCCAAACACTAAGCATAGCACCTCTTCAGTCTGGCAGAAGATCAGCAGAATCAGAACGTTAGACAACCTATTTCCAGAGGATACAGAATGGGATACAGATCTACAGGTTAGAACCATGTGCAGAGAATACAACTTCTACCATGGAAAGAAGAGGTTCGCAGTATGAGATTAATTATGGCAAGCGATCTCAAATCCAGAGATCGCAGGTGGGTTACATATTCCAACACTGGGACATATGTAAGCATCCAACCACACCTCCCCACTGCTGAACTGGCAAACTATTGGAACCCATATTACACAGGCGAACCATTACCCCCATGCCCAGTATCAGGACAACCGCAGAGCACTAATTATTATTAGTTAGTGCAGTTGCAGTATGCCGACCCCGTATATAAAACGGGTAGGTACCGATAAGCTATAAACGACCCGATTCGAGAGGTAAATATTGAACGTTATACATAAAGTCAAAACCCATACGAAATCCAATACGATTTTTCATGATATGCAAAAAAATCCCGCAGAAAATTTTTCGCCTGTAGAGGTCGATCCCATAACTGGGAACTTCATGATTGATCTGCCTGAGTGGATGGTTAACGATATGGGATGGTATGAGGGAACTATGCTACAATTAGACATATCCTCAGATAACGAATTAATCTTAAAAGAAAAAGAAGATGATTAAAGAAACTGATACCATATATCATTTTTACGCAGGTAAGGATTGTATATTACATTCGGTAAAAGAAGAAGATTTCAAAGTTACTTGGACTACACTTAAAGCAATGGTTGGTCTAATGCATACATCATATAAAGAAGAAGACCTATCATATACTAAGTTACCTGCACAAAAAATAGAGGTGGAAAACCCCTCTCTTGATGATCATTCATACTAATTGACAACCACTATATAATAGTGTATGATATGAATGTAATTACAACACATTATGGCTAAAGGATTTACAGTTAAAGCAAAAACCCCCGTCAAGTCCAAACCAAAAAAGGAAGAATGGGATTATGCTTTAGCAAGACAATTAATAAAAGGAAAAACAGTAGTATTCTGTTTACCTGGTAGAGGTGTAAGTTATATCTTTTTAAAGTCATTCGTTCAACTATGTTTTGATCTAGTACAAGCAGGAGCAAGTATTCAGATTTCTCAAGACTATAGTTCAATGGTGAACTTTGCAAGATGTAAATGTTTAGGAGCAAACGTTCTTCGTGGTCCTGATCAGATACCTTGGGATGGTAAGTTAAAGTATGATTATCAGTTATGGATTGATAGTGATATAGTATTCAACTCAGAGAAGTTTTATCAACTTGTTCTGATGGCAACACCAGAAGAAGCAATTACCAAGGAAGATGTAGTACAGGATATACTTGATAAAGATGGTAATGCTGTATTAGATGCTGATGGTAAAGCAGCAAGTCAGGTTATTGGACAGAACCTTAAGGTTGATCCGAGTAAGGAAAGATCAATTGTTGGTGGTTGGTATTGTACTGAAGATGGTCAAACTACTTCAGTTGCACACTGGTTAGAGGAGGATGATTTCCGATCTAATGGTGGAGTTATGAATCATGAAACTCTTGAAACAATACAGAAAAGACGCAAACCTTTTACAGTAGACTATACAGGTTTCGGATGGTTGCTGATTAAACATGGAGTATTTGAGCATCCAGAAATGCCTTATCCATGGTTCGCACCTAAGATGCAGGTCTTTGAATCTGGAGAAGTGCAGGATATGTGCGGAGAGGACGTATCTTTCTGTCTTGATGCAAAGGAAGCAGGTTTTGAAATCTGGTGCGACCCTCGTATCCGTGTAGGACATGAAAAGACTAGAGTTATTTGATATTAAGGTGGACGGGGAACTCGTCTACCAAAACTTAACTGAGGAAGAATACTTCGATACTATGATGGATCTTTCTCAGAAATTTTACAGCGAGGGAACCCCTCGACCTGAATCACTCGAAACAATACGAAAATAAACTATGGCAATGAAAGAAGGAGACAGAAAACCTAAAAAGTCTCGACAAGGAAGAGGTAAGCATTCAAAATATGCCCCCACATCGCGTAACTCGGCTCGTAAGAGATACAGAGGACAGGGGAGATAACTTAGATGCCAGCACTTATTTGTAATTTACCTTCTTATGAAGTGTGGGTAAGAAAGGAATACTTAACCGACCATAAGAGTGGTCATGGTGAGTTTGTTAAAGGAGTATGGGTATCGGCTAAGAGTATTCCTGGTCGTGCCTTTTATTTTGAGACGTATTTACCCGAATATGCTGCGATGTTTGATAAGTTGCCGATTTCTGCGTTTGTTTCAGACCCAGAAACACCAACTCCAGACATGACATTGCATAATTTACAGTTTTGGAACTGTATGGACTATGGTGTAGTGGCAACTCAGAAGCAATTTGTGGGTTCAATGCACTATGAAATCTATACAAGAGACTTCGGAACGCAAAGTGGTACATATATTTGTACTTTAGACAACTATCATCAGGATGTAGACGCAATTGATTACTCAACTAGCGAACAACCTGCTGAACATAAGTCTTTTAACCTCTTAGAACTGGATAATGGGCAGTTTGCACTCTATCCTAACAACAGAATGAGGATATATGATAACAGTTTAACCCCAGAAACACCAAAAGTGCCCGATTTTAAGGTCTCAACGGTGTATTATCAGGTTGAAAATGGTCATGATAGAGATGGATTGGGTTCTGAGGACAATTATTACTGGAAAACAGCAAAAGAAAGGAATAATGATCCATCAGGTTGGGATCTAGTAGGTGAAGTAGGTGTCGGAAACACTGCATCTGAGTTTTATGTGACTGCAGATCCATCAATTGATGGCATAAACTACGGAGGTCCCCAAATTGATGGTATAAATTACACAGATTATCCAGAATTAGGGTGAAAAAACTACTTTTTATATCAGAAGATAAAGAAAGGGCATTAATACAGGAATTAGTGTATAAAATGAAGATGGCAAAGATGCCAATTCATCCAAAAAACACTTGTTTCCTGTGTGTTGCTCCTGATTACTCAGGAATTGCGACACAAATAATTTCTCATAGTCTAACAGTGGATGAAGAGATATTTAATATTGAATCAGTTAACGTTCCATACCCAGATGAAGACAAAACTGAGTATTTAACTGAATTTACACAGAATTTTATGAAGTGGCAGAGAAGATGGGATAAGTTTGTATTAGTTCAGTCTGGTGTAGTGCAAGGAAATAATTTGATGGAGTTATGTAACGTAATGACAAGGGCATCAGGTGCTGATTTGTATGCTGTAGCACTTTGTGAGAGCCAACATAGTCGTTTTAAGTGCAATTTAACGTCTTTACAGTACGATAGCGACCAATTTGACCTCCATTTTTGGTGGGAACAACCCAATAAACACTATCCTTGTAACTTATTGTAAAAAACATGCTAAATACAATGAAGAAGTATTGTATAAATGGCATCCCAATTAAGATCACGAGAATTTAGAGATATAAGTCTATCTTTTGAACCACATCCTGTTACAAAAGATATACCTGTATTGAGAGATACTGCGTGTATTCGTAAGTCTGTAAGCAATATCGTTCAAACTATTCGTGGAGAAAGATTTTTTGATAGTCTCTTCGGATCAAATGTCCGTAGATCATTGTTCGACTTTGTTGATTTTGCTACAGCATCAGTAATTGAACGTGAAATTACAGAAGCAATACTAAACTTTGAACCAAGAGTCTCTAACTTAGTAGTTAAAGTGGATGCGAATCCAGATGATAATCAATTTGAAGTAAATGTAAACTTCAGTTTGATTGGAGAATCTGCACCAACACAAGATTATACGTTCCTATTAGAAGCAACAAGATAATATGCCTTTTACTAAATTTACAAACTTAGATTTTGATCAAATCAAGACACAGTTAAAAGATTATTTGAGAGCAAATTCTACTTTTACTGATTTTGATTTTGAGGGATCTAACTTTTCGGTTCTTTTAAATACTTTAGCATACAATACTTACATTAACTCCTTCAATGCAAACATGGTTGTTAATGAATCTTTCTTAGATTCTGCAACTTTGAGGGAAAATGTCGTATCTTTGGCAAGAGGAATAGGATATGTACCTCGTTCTAGAACTTGTTCAAGAGCAAGTATAAGATTGGATGTAGAATGTTCAGCAAGTTTAGCAACACTTACCCTTGAAGCAAGAGGACCAGTATGTGTGGGTGCTACAGATGATAGTTCTTACATATTTTCTATACCAGAACCTATTACCACAGCAGTAGTAGATGGTAAAGCAAGTTTTGGTACACTCGAAGATCCAGTTTTAATATATCAAGGAGCACTTTTAAAGAAGAAATTTACAGTTGATGGTAGTTTAGATCAACGTTTTTTACTTGATAACCCATTTATAGACATACAAACCATTGTTGTTAAGGTAAAAGGTGTAGGAGAATCAGGTACTGGAAGAGAATATTCACTTGTTGATAATATTATTGGTGTTGGATCTGATTCGGAAATATATTTAATACAAGAAGTACAGGATGAGAAGTACGAATTACTCTTTGGAGATGGTATTTTTGGTAAAAAATTAGAAAATGGGACAGAAATTACAGTAACCTACATCGTTACAGATGGAGAATTGGGTAATGGAGCTGCTAATTTCTCATTTGCAGGTACATTTATAAACAGTTTGAACAATCCTGTTACAGTAACATCAGCACAATTAACTACAGTTACTAAAAGTACTAGTGGAACAGACATAGAACCCATAGAATCAGTTAAATATTTTGCTCCAAGATTATATGCTGCTCAATTTAGAGCAGTTACAGCAAGAGATTATGAGGCAATCATACAAAATATCTACCCAAACACTGAATCTATATCAGTTGTTGGTGGGGAAGAGTTAGAACCACCTGAATTTGGTACTGTTAGGATTAGTATTAAACCAAAAAATGGCGATTTTGTGTCAGATTTTGATAAAGACTTTATTTTGAGTAAATTAAAGAGTTATGCATTAACAGGAATTAACCAAAAACTTGTTGATATTAAAATTCTTTATGTTGAAGTTGATTCTTCAGTCTATTTCAACTCATCTCAGATTACAAACGTTGATAATTTGAAGACAAACGTTTCAAATTCTCTTCAATCATACTCAAATTCTGTGGATTTAAGTAAATTTGGTGGAAGATTTAAATATAGTAAGATTTTAAATGTAATTGATGATGTAGATCGTTCTATAACTTCTAATATTACAAGAGTAAGGATTAGAAGAAATCTAAGAGCACTTGTAAATCAAGAAGCACAGTATGAATTATGCTTCGGAAACAGATTCCATGTAAATAGTGGTGGTTTCAATATAAAAAGTACTGGATTTAGAATTATCAATGAACCTGATATAGTTTACTTAACAGATATTCCTAATACAGATGGAAGAACTGGTGTTCTTTCAATAGTTAAACCAATTGAAGAAACTGGAGAAAATAGAGTTGTTATTAAATCTGCAGGTATTGTAGATTATATAAAAGGAGAAGTAATTCTAACTACAACTTTAATAACCAGTACTGTTTTAGCAGATGATATAATTGAAGTTCAAGCATTCCCAGAATCTAATGATGTAGTTGGATTGAAGGATTTATACCTTGAGTTTGATGTTTCAAAAAGTACGATAAATATGATTAAGGACACTATATCTTCAGGAGAGAAGATTTCAGGTGTAGGATTTAAGGTAACATCTAGTTATAGCAACGGAGAGCTAAAAAGAGGATAAAATATGATACAAACTGGTATCGAATCGAGAGTAAAGGTTCACCAACTGATAGAAGGACAATTACCTGAATATATTTTAGATCAAAGTCCTAAGACAGTAGAATTCTTTCAGCAATACTACCGTTCACAGGAGTATCAAGGAGGTCCTATTGACCTGGTTGATAATCTTGACCAGTATTTAAGTCTTGACCAATTAACACCACAAGTTATTGTAGGTGTTACTTCTCTTACTTCAGATTCTGTTTCAACAGATAGTACTATTACTGTTGAAAGTACAAGAGGATTTCCTAATGAATATGGTCTTCTTAAGATTGATGATGAAATAATTACATATACTGGTTTAACTACAAATACTTTTACAGGTTGTGTACGTGGTTTTAGTGGAATAACATCCTACCATAGTCTTAGTGATTCAGAAGAACTTGTATTTGATACATCGGTTAGTGCAGATCATACTAATGAATCTCCAGTACAGAATTTAAGTTCTTTATTTTTAAAAGAATTTTATAAAAAGATAAAATATTCATATACACCTGGTTTAGAAGATGTAGGTTTCGTACCTGAATTGGATGCTGGTAATTTTATTAAAGAAGCAAGAACTTTTTATCAATCAAAAGGTACAGAAGAATCATTTAGAATACTCTACAAAGTTTTATTTGGTGTTTCACCTTCTGTTATTGACTTAGAACAGTTTCTATTAAAACCCTCTGATGCAGAATATATTAGAAGAGAAATAGTTTTAGTAGAAAAACTATCAGGAGATGTTAATAAATTAGTAGGACAAACAATTTATAGTAAAAGTAATCCTAGAACAAAAGCAGCAGTATCTGAAATTGAAATATTAACTAGAAATAATAAGACATATTATAAGTTAGCACTGTTTATTGGATATAGTAATAAAGATCTCATTGAAGGGGATTTTGAAGTAACTCCTAATACAAAATCTATAACTAATGTTTCAGCTGGATCTTCAGTAATTACAGTTGATTCTACTGTTGGGTTTGATGCAACTGGAACTGTTCTTAGTGGTATTAACACTATAACATATACTGATAAAACAATAAACCAATTTTTAAATTGTTCTGGTATTGATAATGATATTACAGCAGCTGCTGATATTAGATCTGACAAAATTATATTTGGTTACGAAAATGGAGATTTCACTAAACCAGTTAACTTAAGAGTAGCAGCAATAGTATCAAATATAAATCTTGCAAAAGATGCAGGTCTTGCATTAGTTAATGAAAAAATAACAGTTAAAGAATTAGGAGATGTAATTAATAATCCAGTATCAGCAGCAGATAGAACTGATAAGGAAAGATTTGCTAATTCTTTCATATACAATACTAGTTCCAGTTATGAATGTTCTAATATTGATACAGGTACAAAACAGTTTACTTTAAAGTCTACAATTGATAAAGCAAGTTTAAAAATAAATGATCGCGTTGATATTATAAACGATAGCACTAAAGAGGTAAAATTAACAAATGCTAAAGTTACTGCTATTGATTTTAATGATAAGCAAGTAACACTAGATTATACTGGATTTAGCACTGATGCAAGCATCCCACATTCGATTAGAAGAGTACCAAAGAAGACTACAAGTAAATTTGTACCTCTACAATATTCAGACTTATTTGCGGACGTACAGAACGTTTATAGCGAAGATCTTGATTTTGGATTTTATGGTGAAGAGTTTTTGTATGTTGCATCTAACTCTCTTCCATCTTATACATTTAGACAAGACACTGTACCTTCAACACCATCTATAGTGGTTGGAACTGCTATAACCTTTATTGGTGCAGGAAACACGGAAACTAATGCTCTACAAGCAGATACAGGAGAATTGGCATATTCTATTATCAATTTCCCTACTGACGTTCCATTTTTAACTGGCGATGAAGTTGTTTATGAACCAGAAAATGTAGCAATCACAGGATTAGATACAGGTAAATCATATTACGTTAGAGTATTAAACGATAAAAATAAAATTAAACTTTATTCATCAAACTCTTTTATCCAAGGAGATTTAAATCTTGAATTTGATCCTTTAATTGTAGGAGTTGGAGGAAAACATACTTTTACTTTAAGATCTGTTCATCAAAAACAAATTGAACCACAAAAACTTCTTAGAAAGTTTCCGTTAATACCTAGAGAGAATGATGGATTAGATACTACCACAGAAACTGTGGGTATGATGATAAATGGTGTTGAGATTAAGAATTACAAATCTCAAGATAAAATATATTCAGGTCCTTTAACATCTGTAAACGTAGTAAACTCAGGAACTGGTTATGATGTTATAAATCCACCAACTATGGAGGTTGCAAATACTGGATCAGGAACAACAGCACTTGTAAGACCAGTTCTTAGTGGATCTGTTGATAAAATTTTAGTAGATCCTCAAACAAAAGAATTAGATAAAGTTATTTCTGTTAGTATAACTGGTGGAGGTCCTGGTAATGGTGTTGCTTTAGAACCAGTTGTTGAGCAATCATTCTTAAGTGCTAGTTTTGATGCTAGATTATTAACATTTGGTGGTGGTATAGGAGAGACTGCAGAAACTATTACATTTTTAGGAGAACATAATTTTGCAGATGGAGAAGAAGTTGTATACCGAACAAATGGTAATCCTGCATTAGGGATAGGAACATTTGCTGCTTCTAATGCAGATCAGAATAGATTTTTAATAGAGAATACAAAATATATCGCAGAATTTGTAAACTCAAAAACAATTAGATTATATTTCTCCGAAACTGATTTCAAAACTGGTATTAATACTGTTGGGTTTACTACTACTTCTAATTCTGGTATTCATAGATTTAGGACTTTTAATGGTAAGAAGACTTTAAAATCAATTAGAGTTATAGAAGGAGGTTCTAATTATCAAAATAGAGAGCTAAGTGTTAAACCAGTTGGCATATCTACTATAGATCATCTTGTTAATTTTAAAAATCATGGATTCCAAGAAGGTGATTTAGTAGAATATCAAAATTCAGGAACTGTTATATCTGGATTAGTTACTACTAATCAATATTATATCTTTGAGAAAAGTAAAGATCAGTTTAGAGTTGCTGATGCAGGTGTTGCTGGAACTATTAGAGATAATTATGATAGTAAGTTATACATTAAATTAGACTCTGTTGGGTCTGGGTTCCACCAATTCAAGTATCCAGACATAAAGTTAAACATTAACGTTTCGTTCGGTGCAGCAGGTACAGGGGTTATCACAGCAACACCTTATGTTAGAGGTAATATTATAGATGCTTATCTTTATGAAACTGGAACTGGATATGGAAGCACAACATTAAACTTTGAGAGATCTCCTAGTGTTAGTATTAAAAATGGTAAAGGTGCATCATTATATCCTGTTGTAGTTGGTGGTAAACTTATTAGAGTTGATGTTAGATCTAGAGGATCTGAATATTTCTCTGTTCCTGAAGCAATAGTAGTTGGAGATGGTAGTGGTGCAGTAGTTCGTCCTATTATAAGAGATGGTCAACTTATAGAAGTAGTTGTTATATCTGAAGGAACAAATTATACACAAGCAAAAACTAGTATTAGTGTTACATCAGCAGGTAAAAATGCAATATTATCCAGTAGTGTTAGATCTCTAATTATAAATGATGCTCAAAGACATGGATCTGAATATTTGTATCCTACTCTTAAGAAAGGATTGGAATATGTTAATCTATCTTATTCAAATGAAATAGCATCTGGAGAATTTAATGATACAGGAACAACACACTCTCCAATCATTGGATATGCTTATGATGGACATCCAATCTACGGCCCTTTTGGTTATAGCGATCCTCTTGATCCTACATCGGGTGTAAGACCATTACAAGTAGGTTATAAATTAGATCCATCTATTATTGTAGATCGTCCAAGCGGATTTGCAAATGGATTCTTCATTGAAGATTACAGATATGATGCTACTGGAGATTTAGATATTCATAATACAAGATTCTGTAAAACTCCAGAATATCCAAATGGAACTTATGCATATTTTGCAGGTATATCAACTGATGGTTTATTTACTCCAAAATTCCCTTACTTTGTAGGTAAGAGATTTAGATCATTAAATCAATTAGATGATAAAGATCAAAGTTTTGATTTAAATTCATCAGAGTTAGTTAGAAATACTTTCCCACATCAGTTAGGTATAACTGGATCTAGAAATGATTTTATTATTGAATCTCAAAGTTTCTTTAGTCAAGAATCAGAAATCGAATCTACTACTAAAGGATCTATTACAGGTGTGGATATTAGAAATGCTGGAATTAACTATAAAGTAGACGATGTAATTAATTTTGATAATGAAGGGACTAATGGTGGTGGTGCAAGTGCAATCATTTCTAAAGTAGAAGGTGCAACAGTAACTTCTATAGCATCTTCTGTTTCAGAATTTACAAATTGTACTTTACAATGGAGCAACAATAAGATAACCGTTAAAGTTGATCCTTTCCACACTTTCAATACTAATGATGTAATTTCTATAAGTGGTTTATCAACATTTGTAGATCAGATTGCAGGATTGAGAAGAGTTGCAATATCTACAGAAAACTTTAACATATATCAGGATATACCTGCTAATGGTTCTTCTGGTATTATGACAGACATTTATGTTTCTAGTATACCTAATTCATTATCAATTGGATCTACAATCGGTATTGGAACTGAAGTATTATCAGTATTGAATATATTCAATGAAAGAGGAATAATTAGAGCAAAGAGAGGTGTTACAGGCACAGCACATACAACTACTACTAGAGGATTTGTTTATCCTAATACATTTGAAATTCCAATAGAATCTTCTTTCTTTGATTCATCATTAAATGAAAAAGTATTCTTTAATCCTACTGAATCTGTTGGTGTTGGATCTACTGCAGGTATTGAAAGTACAATAGAATATCCTTTAGGAGATAGAAACTATGATATATCAATTGCTAATCAAAGTATCTACTTACCTAACCATCCTTTCCGTAGTGGAGAAAGAGTAATTTTAAGAAAAAATGCTGGTGGTAGTTCTATTTCTGTAGCAAATACTGAATCTTCTGCAACATTTGATATTGGGGATACTGATCAGAATCTTTTTGTTATTAATAAATCATCAGACTTTATTGGTATTGTAACTCAATCTGGTTTAACAACATCTACAAATGGTTTATTCTTCTTTAGTAATGGTTCAGATAATTATGAATATTCTTTAGAACCCACTAAGAATAAAATTATATGCGTAGTTCAAAAAAATGATGCGGTAATTTCTGTATCAACTGCACATAACTTACAACCAGATGATCAAATTTCATTAAGTGTTGTACCAAATAGATCTGTTGGAATTGGAACATCAACAAAAGTAAGAGTTAAGTATAACTTTGATATAGAGAAATTAGTTATTGATCCTATTGGATTTACTTCAACTGCCATTGATACTTTAGATAATATAGTAACACTTAATAATCATCCATTTGTAACAGGGGAAAAAATATATTATAATGCTCAAGATGAAGTTGCAACTGGATTAGAACCTGGTTTATTTTATGTTTACAAGATTGATAAGAATAGATTCAAACTTGCTCTTACATATGAAGATTCTATTGCATCACCTCCTAAGATTGTATCCATAGGATCTACAGGTGGAGCAGAACAAGAGTTATCAGCAATCAACCCAAGATTATTCCCAACTAAAGGTAATAATGTTGTATTTGATTTATCAGATTCCACATTACAAGGATTTAAGTTTAATTTATATACCGATCAAACATTTGAAAATCAATTTGTATCTGTTGCAAATACAACAACTTTCTCAACTTCAGGTGTTGGAACTGTTGGTGTAACATCTACTGCTTCGTTTACATTAACATATACAGATGCTCTAATTGATGTTGTACCAGATCCTACACAACCATTATTCTATAATGTAGAAAAAGGTGGATTTATATCCACAGCAGATTCAACAGTTGTTAATTTTAACCAAATTACATTTGATAATAGTAAGTATGATGGAACATACTCTGTTGTTGGTGTAGCTTCCACTTCATTTGTGATATCCTTACTTAAAGATCCTGAATTAAATCTTTACACACCAGACAATACTACTACTATGAAGTATAGTACTGATTCTAAGAATGCTTTAGGACCTATTTCTAAACTTAAAATGGTATCAGAAGGTAATGATTACAAGCAATTGCCTGGTATTTCAAGTATTACAACTTTAAATGGTTCTGATGCTGTATTATTTGCTCAATCTCCAACAGTAGGTAAGATAAAAGAAATAAGAGTTATTGATCAAGCATTTGAGTATAATACAGATAAATCTCTTAGACCTGAAGCAAATATACCATCTACACTTGAGTTAAAATCTAATTTAACAATAACAGATGTACAAATAGTCGATGGTGGAAATAATTACACAACAGCACCTGATATTGCAATCGTAGATTCAATTACAGGAGAAAAAATTGATGATGGTATATTAACTACTGAGGTTCAGTCTAGTTCAGTTTCTTCTATTAATATATTTGAACAACCATCTGGACTTAATTTTAATAGTAAGAATTTATTCACTATTAATAATAGTAATGGTGTTGGAATATCCACTATGCAAACTTCAAGTAGTGGTATAGTTACTTGTTTCTTAACTACACCTCTACTTGGATTCAGTACTTCTATCTTTACTGTCGGAGAACAAATATTTGTAGAAGGAATTACTAAAAATGGAATAGGTGGTAGTGGATTTAACTCTGAAGATTATGGATTCAGATTCTTTGATGTAATATCTTATGAAAATTTAATACCAGCAAAACTTAAATTTAGTGTTGCAGGTTTAACTACTAATCCAGGTTTAGCAGATACGACTCAGGGATCATTTGCAACTATAGTTAAGAGATCTAATTATCCTGTATTCAAAGTTACTCAAGGTAAGAGTAAATTTGTATCAGGTGAGCAATTATTTGTTAACGGAGAATCAACAGACTTAAATGTAACTACAGTTTTACCAGATTATATTAAAACATCTGGAAAATTTGAAGTAAAATCTGGAGATTCCCTTAGAGGAGTACAATCTGGTTCAAGTGGAACTATAGAAGCAATTATCAAGAGTGATGCTAAATTTGATATTGATTTCTCTGTAAGAGCAAATAGAGGATGGAAGAAAAATACAGGAGAACTTAATAATGATATTCAAGTCCTTCCTGACAATGATTATTATCAAAATTTATCATACTCAGTTAAGAGTCCTATTCAGTATAAAGATTCAATAGATGTAATTAATCGTTTAGTCCATACGACTGGTTTAAAGAACTTTGTTGATGTTGGATTATCAACCAATACTTCAGTTGGTATAGGAGTAACAACTGTAAAATCCTTAATATTCACAGATCTAATAGATGAATCTAGAGTTGATACAATTTATGGGTTTGCTCAAGCTAGAGATGCTGATAATCAACTAATAGAAGGTAGAAATACTTCCAAGTTCCTTGAGTTTAGATTTAAGAGTTTTGTTGATAGTATTATTTGTAAAACAAATAGAGTTCTTGTAATTGATGATGTAAGCAAGCAATTTACAAACAAAGAAAATGTAAATGATACATTTATAGATTTAGATGAATCTGGAAAAGACTTTGCAAGATATTTGGTTCAAATTAGAAGTACCAATAACTTACAAAATGCAATTTATGAAATGATTGTACTTCATGATCCACAATTTGAATCTGCATTTACTTTAAGGAAAGGATATCTATCATCTACAGGTATAGCAAATACAACAACAAACGAATATAATTGGACAGAACTTGAATTTGCCACATTAGAAGGTAATGTTGATGAGTTTGACACTTTATCTCTAAGATTTACACCTAATGATGTATTCAATATTGATTATGATGTTAAATTTATTAAAGATACATTTAATGGCAACGTAGTTGGACTAGCATCCACATCTATTGGTTTAATAAAGAACCAGTCTACAAATGCTATTGTAGGAGTTGGTTCTACTAATACTATACTTGAATATGATTCTGATAACTTTGATGCTATGCACGTTCATTTACATTTAAATGCAAATGATTTGTATACTCAGAACTATACTGAATTATATGTTCATCATGACGGAACTGACACTTATGTAAGTGATTACTATGTTGATTCAGATTCAGCTCAAGGTTTTAATGGGAATGATTTCTCAAACTTTGTTGCATCTGTAGCAAATGGAAAATTAACATTATCATATACAAACCCACTTACTGTTCCAGTAACTGTTAGAGCGAATGCTGTTGGATTTGGTTCTACATCTAATGCTGATGGTGCTCTAAGATTTAAGATAGGAACTTCTCAAGCAGATGGTAACGAAAGAAGTGCATATTTCTCAGGTAATTCTACAGTTGGTACTGGAGAAACTACAATCTTTAGTGCAGATGCAACATTAACTAACTCTATTAAATCTTTAGTTAGTGTAAGTTATGGTGCAACCTATGCATTACATCAAATATTAACATTAAGTCCTGATAGTACAGATACTTATTCTACTCAATATCCTTTCTTATCAATCGGAAGTACAACTGGAATAGGAACATTTGGTGCTGCTATTGATGGTTCAAATGTTGCAGTTAAATTCTACCCTGATTCCTCTGTAACTGGAATTGTTACTATTAAATCATTTAATGAAGTATTATATCAAGAAGTAGAAATAGAAAATCTATATCAAAATATTAATTATGGTTCTATCAAAACACAAGAGTTTGGTATTGGTTTATTTGATGCAACTAATAGTTCAAGAATTAATAAAACATCCTTCAGAATGGATTATCAGGATACACCTATATTCCAAAAATTCTGGAATCCATCAGAGACTACAGTTTTAAACAAGGTAACTGGTGAATTTTCAATAACAAACCATTTCTTTGAAACTGGAGAAGAATTAATTTACAGAGCAGGATCATCAGTAGCAGGACTTACATCAACCTCTATTGGTATTGGAGTAACTGCTGATTCTATTGGTATTGTAACTAACAAACTTCCATATCAAGTTTATGCAATTAGAACTAATAACGAAAAGTTTAAAATTGCTACAAGACCTGAATATGCAGCTGCAGGAATTGCAGTAACATTTACAGATGAAGGAAGTGGTAATAAACATTCCTTTGAAATGGTTAAGAAGTTAGAGAAAGCAATAATTTCTATTGATGATGTAATTCAATCTCCACTTTCATATACACCAATAGTTTATGATTTAGAAGCAAATGGTGGACAAATAGGAACAGCATCAACAGTGTTCTCAATGACTGGTATTACTTCCATAGGTAATGGAGATATATTAAAAATTGATAACGAATTTATGAAAGTTGGTGGTGTTGGTCTAGGAACAACATCAGTAGGACCAATAAGTGATGGCGATGTAAAACTAGTTGAAGTTATAAGAGGTTATGTTGGTACTGCAGCAACACTACACACTGATGGAACCGCAGCAAGAATTTATAGAGGTTCATATAACTTTGCTGGACAAAATATATTCTTTACTGATCCACCAAAAGGAAGTGGTTTAGTAACTATTAATGAAAGTAATCTCCCTAAAGGATTCTCTGAATTTAATGGAAGAGTATTCTTGAGAAAGGATTATACAAATAATTTAATATATGATGATGTTTCTAATGAATTTACAGGTATTGCTCAAACATTTACAGTTAGACAATCAGGAGTTAGTACAACTGGTATAGAGACTGGAAGTGGGTTAGTATTAATAAATGGAATATTCCAAACTCCAACAACAGATAATAATGCAGGAAATAATTTCTTCTACAAACAATCTGGTTCAGATTCTCAAATTACATTTACAGGTATAACATCTACTGATGGAACTCCTGTAGTTTCACTGCAAGATCCTAATCAAAATGCTTTCCCTAAAGGTGGATTAATAATATCTCTTGGATCTACAACTGGTTTAGGATTTGCTCCTCTATTAGGTGCTGATGTTCTACCTGTTATCGGTGCAGGTGGTTCAATATCAGGAATAATTGGTATTCCAACCTTTACTACACCTGGCAAATCAATAAGCACTGCTTCTTATGATTTTAATACTGGAATATTAGATCTAACTACAGGAACTGCTCATAATTTAAATGCACAAAACCAAGATGTTTATCTTGAGGGTGCGAGATTTACTAGTGCATTAGGAATTACAACATATGGTAATTCAACTTTAGGTAATATATTCCGAATAACTGAAATTGTTGATTCCACAAATATTAAAGTAAAAATTGGAATTAGCACATTTGATCAAACTTATGTTGGATTTGGAACTGTCTATCCATACTATAATTCAACTGCTAGAGCATTTGGATCTGGTTATAATGGAAGAGTAGCAATTGGTGTTAGTGTATATGAACCTGGACATGTAGGGAATACTGCAAACATAACAGCAGAAGTTAAGACTAACAAACATAAGTTCTGGTATAGTACAGCAAATAACATTTATTATGGTGGAAATTACTTACATACGTTTGATTCTGCGTCCACAGGTGCTGTAAACGTTCAAAGTGGTTCAGAGGTAGGTAATCAGAAAACACCTAACGGTGCGTCTTATGATGCAATATCTGGGGTATTAACATTATCATTTAGTTCTGCACATGGAATGAGCACTAGCGATACTATTACTCTTGATGAAGGAAGTATTAACTTTAAATGTGCAAGAGATCATTTTGCTACTGTTCATGCTTATCCTCGTCCTCATGACCCAATTGCAGGAGTAACAACTGCAGTTACTGTAACTTCATCAACTGCATTTACTATTAATGTTGGTGCAAGTGTAAATTCTAGTGTATCGATATCCACAGCATCTTACGAACCGTCTACAGGTGATCTTGTATTGAATCTTGGTGCAGGACATGGATTTACAGCTGCTGGTATATTAACAACCAGTAGTGCGTCTTATAACCCCTCTACAGGAGTATTAACAGTAAATACAAGCACTGCTCATGGTATGGTAACTGGAGAAAGAGTTCAACTTGCAGATAACTCATTTACATTTACATGTGCAAAAGATAATAATATATCTGAACATTATTACCCAAGAGAAGATGATCCTGCTAGTGGTAGATGGTTAGCAATCACTAAAGTTGATGCAGATACATTTACTGTGGTTGTAGGTACATCATCAGACACATCTACACATACATTTGTAGGTTCACAACCTGGTAATATTAGAACTGATGGTCCGAATGGTTCAATTGGAATTCATACAAGAAGTTTGACATTCAGATGTGCTCAAGACAATTTTGCAACTGATCATTCATATCCAAGAGCAACAGACCCAATACACAGAGCAGTTCTGGGTATAGGTGCAACAACAACTGAAACAATTACAGTTAACGCAGGAACATCAGTAAATGGAACAGGTGGACAAGTTGAATTTACTATCGTAGATGGTGGTAGCGGATACACAAACCCAGATGTATTAGTTGATGAACCAACATATACTGACTTAGATATTACAGGTGTAAGTAGAAGAGGTATTGGAGCAACAACTGTAACTGGAATAAACGAATTAATTAATCTCAAATTAGGTGCTAATTCTAGTCCAATATTTGCAAATAGATTTGCAGATGCTGCTGATTTAATAGAAGCGAATAAATTAATTATTGCTGATATTTCTGTTGGAGAGATGTTAGATGTATATCCATCATTTAGTGTTCCTGGTGGAAGTCAAAATTGTAAGGATGATGTTGTTGATGTTCTTGAAGCAGTTGCATTTAACTTAAGATTTGGTGGTAATGATGAAATATGGGATGCTGCTAATCTTTATATTACTGGAGCACACGTTGCAGGAGAAGAGCAGGAATCAATTTACGTATTCCATGCTGCAAGAGATCTAGCAAATAAAGTTATTAACAACGTAGCAATTGCTAAGTCTGATTATACAACAAGAGATCAAGTCTTTGATCTAACAATTACAGCAGATCCTGCTGTTGGATACAATACAGATGCTAATGGTTGTGCAAATGTAAGATCATCTATAAATTCATTCATTGGTATTGTTACTAGTTCTATTGGTTTTGGTACAGTAACATCTAAGAAATCATTTGCTCCTGCTAAGTTCTTTGAAGTTTCTGATTTCTCAATCAAAGGTGCGGGATATGCATTCCAACTTGGAGATGTGTTTGCACCTGTTGGATTGGTAACAGCAAAAGGATTGAAGAAACCATTAAAACCATTTGAATTAGAAGTTGTAGAGGTATTCTCTGATAGATTTGCTTCTTGGCAATTTGGACAGTTAGATTTCATTGATCCTATTGATAATCTTCAAGATGATGTTAGAACAGTATTCCCACTCTTCTACAATGCTGAATTAGTTAGTTTCCAAATAGACACTAATGATAATGATTCAAAATTAATTGATATTGATGCTACATTAGTAGTGTTTATTAATGGGGTTCTACAAGAACCAACAAAAGCATATCTCTTTGATGGTGGATCTTCAATACAATTCCTTGAAGCACCGAAGAAAGAAGATAAAGTTTCTATATTCTTCTATAATGGAACAAGATCAATTGATAGTGTAGAAACAGATATTGCTGAAAGTGTTAAAGTTGGAGATACTCTATCAGTTAGAAAAGCATCTGGTATTCAAACTTCTGTAAATCAATCAGAAGGTAGAATAGTTTATGATATAGCATCATCAGATAGAATAGAAACTAATGCTTATGCTGATGCAGGTATTGATGAATTTAATGATAGAAGTGTTAATTGGACTAAACAAAAAAGAGATATCTTTATAAATGGAGAGAAAATTTCTAAAGCAAGAGATTCTATTGAGGGAATGGTATTCCCAACTTCAAGAATTATCAGAGATGTTAATGTTGGAGATACTGATATACTTCTTGATAATGGACAATTCTTTAATTATGAAGAAAATGAGTCTAGTGTAGTAACCGCATATGTTGATGCTGTTGTATTGGATGAGATTAATACTGTTTCTGCTGCTGCAACCGCAACAGTGGATTCAAGTGGAAAGGTTACTGCGACAACTATAACCAATACAGGTTTTGGTTATACAACAGCAACTGTTGATGTTAAATTCTCTTCTCCTAAATTCATTGGAGTTGGTATTGGTACAACAGCAACAGGAACTGCGACTATCACAAATGGAGCAGTCGCATCAATAAGTGTTACTAATGTAGGTCTTGGATATACTAATTCACTTAATACACCTGTACCCCCACAAATTATCATACCTCAACCAAGATTAATAAATGAGGTAGTAACAAACATTCAATCTGTTCAAGGTAATACAGGTATCATAACTGGTATTTCAACAGTTGCTGGTATTGGAACTGATTTAGCAATCAAGTTCTTTACTAACAATACTACTGATTTACAAGTCGGTTATCATATCGTTGTTACTGATAGTACAGTTGGAAGTGGTGTTACCTCAATTTACACTCATGATAATGATATTATCGGAGTGGGAACTGAATTTGTTGATAACATTTTTAGAGTTCATCAAATCCCTGTTGCTAATGAAATTGTGTGTAATATTAAGTCTGATACTATAACAACTGGTATACAGACACTTGGAACTTCGATATATAATCCTAACGGATACTATTCTTGGGGAAGACTTACCAATTTGGTAAGAAATTCTGAACCAATTGCAATAGGAATCTCTGGTAGAACGGTTACTGCAGGTCTTTCAACATACCCTCTAATACAAAGAAGAGGTTATGGTTTGAGGGATAATGGAGCGATCAGAAAAACTCTCCCAGATTAAAGTAATAAATAGAAAGAAAACTGTCAAACAATGTCGGCAATAATTACTGACCAATTTAGAATATTAAATGCGAACAATTTTATTGAGTCGGTAGGTAATACCAGTAACTCATATTATATTACCGTGGGTTTAGCAAATCCAGCTGATGCAGTTGGTTTTGGTAGAGCAACAAACTGGGATAGTGCAACACCTGATCCTACAGATAATTTTAATTATGTTAATCACGCACAAGATACTATTCTTTTTGGTAAAAAACTAGGTACTTCTAATATTAGAAGATTAATAAGAAAGGTTGACTGGAAACGTGGAACCACGTATGAAATATTCAGGCACGATTATAGTGCTGATAATAAATCTCCAGAAACTTCCTCAACAAGACTTTATGATGCAAAATATTATGTGATGAATAGCGATTTCAGAGTCTATATTTGTATTAACAATGGTTCCTCTGGTATCAATTCAACTGGTAAAGGTTCAGAAGATGAACCATTTTTCACTGATTTAGAACCATCTAAAGCAGGAGAGAGTGGAGATGGGTATACTTGGAAATACTTATTTACAGTACCACCAAGCGATATAATCAAATTTGATTCTACAGAATATATTTCTGTTCCAAATGATTGGTCAACGTCTACTGACTCCCAAATTCAAGCAGTTAGGGATAATGGAGATTCCGATTTAAACGAAAACCAAATAAAACATGTCTTCATTGAAGATCCTGGTGCTGGTTATGCGGGTGGAGAAGTTCCTATTGTTGGAGATGGTTCAGGTGCTAAAGCAGTTGTAACTGTTGATAGTCTCGGTAGAATAACAGATGTGGTTATTTCTTCTGGAGGAAAAGGTTATACTTATGCGATGGTTGATTTAGGAACACTACAACCAACTGGTAGTATACCTAACCCTGCTAAATTAATTCCAATTATCCCACCATCTAAGGGACATGGACATGATCTTTATAAAGAATTAGGTACTGACAGAGTATTATTATATGCAAGATTTGATGACTCTGATAAAGATTTCCCAACAGATACTAAATTTGCACAAATTTCAGTAGTTAAAAATCCTTTAAGGGGAAGTTCTACTAATGTTTTTAATGATAATCAGTTTTCTGGTACAAATGCCATTAAATTATTAGACGATGGTACCATTAGTGGAGAAAATTTCTTAACTGTGGGTAAAAAGATAACTCAAAGTGTCACAGTAGATGGCAGCAATGTTACTGCTGAAGGATATGTTGCATCATACGATGAAACTACTAAAGTTATTAAGTTTTTCCAAGACAGATCTCAAAATTACCATCCATCAACATTTAATCAACAAGATTATGTTGGTGTAAGTAGTGAAGGTAGGAGATTCTCTTTTGATTCAGATGCATCTGGAAAGGTTTTTACTAGCGACGGATTTTCTGGAAAAATAGATAATGGATATACTGGAATCACTACAAACCCATCTGGTAACAAAAATATCAACCTTGGGATTCAATTTACAAAGGGACTTGCCGAACCTGAGATAAATAAAACGTCGGGTGATGTAATCTATTTGGACAACAGACCAATAGTTACTAGAGATGCAAGGCAAAAAGAAGACATTAAGATTATTCTAGAGTTCTAAGAAGATGCCACAAAAGACCAATTTAAATATAAATCCATACTATGATGACTTCGATAAGGATAATAATTTTTATCGAGTTCTCTTTAAGCCTGGATATCCAATCCAAGCAAGAGAATTAACGACTTTACAATCAATACTGCAAAGTCAGATTGAATCATTTGGTAGTCATATTTTCAAAGAAGGATCTATGGTAATTCCTGGTGGAGTTACATACGATAGGTTTTTTGAGGCAGTAAAAATAAATCCAACACATTTTGGATTAGATTTGAACATATATTTAAATAATTTTATAGGTAAAAAGGTATCTGGTGGAACTTCTGGTGTAACGGGAACTATTCAAAAAGTTGTATTTCCTCCAACTGATGGAATAGAATATCCAACAATTTATGTAAAATATTTAAATTCTAATAGAGATTTCCAATTTAGACCTTTTTCAGATGGAGAAACTTTAATTGCTGAAGATGCAGTAACCTACGGAAATACTACAATAAATGTAGGAGATAGTTTTGCTTCAGTTCTTGATTTAAATGCTACATCAACTTCATCAGCAGTACATGTTTCTAATGGAATATATTTCATTCGTGGTGTATTTGCAAGTGTTCAAACAGACACTATTGTACTTGATCCATACAAAAATGATTCATCATATAGAGTTGGATTAGTTGTAAATGAAGAATTAGTCTCTGCAGGAGATGAATCTAGTCTATACGATAATGCAAGAGGATTTTCAAATTATGCAGCACCAGGTGCAGATAGATTAAAGTTAACTGCAAAATTAGGTAAAAAAGCAATAACTGATTTTGATGATAAGAATTTTGTAGAGTTAATAAGAATAGTTAATGGAGAAATAAAGAAATTACAAGATAAATCAACATATTCTGTAATTAGAGATTACTTTGCTAAAAGAACATTTGATGAATCTGGAGATTATACTGTAAATGATTTTACAATTGATATTGAAGAGTGTTTAAATGATAAGATATCAAATAACGGAATATTCACTGAAGAGCAAAAAACAGAACAACTTAATGATCCTAGCGAAGATTTAGCATGTGCTAGAGTTTCTTCAGGAACAGCGTACGTTAAAGGTTATGATGTTGATTTTGCTGGAACAACAATTTTAGATTTAGACAAACCTAGAGACACAACTACACTTCAAGGAGCATCTGTACCATTCAAAATGGGCAACTTGGTAAAAGTTGATAATGTTCAAGGAGTTCCATTTGTAGGAATCAATAATACAAATAATGTAGTAACCTTACAGAGTCGTAGAAAAGAAGGTGGAACAGGTGCAGACGGAGTAACTATAGGACAAGCAAGAGTTTATAATTTCTCATTATCAGATGTTTCATATACTAATAATAGTTCTCAATTTGATCTCTACTTATTCGATGTTCAAACATATACAACTTTAACTTTAAGTGCTGCAGTTTCATCTGGTTATTGTCCTGCTTCAACTTACATAAAGGGTTTAAGTAGTGGTGCTACAGGTTTTGTTGTTACTTCTCCTGGTGCATCTAGTTTATCGTTATCATTAACTCAAACTTCTGGACAATTTATTGTTGGAGAACAAATTTCTCTTAATGGAGGTTCTGAATATGTTCGTTCAATTACTGCTGTTGATGCAAAAAATGTAAAAGATGTTAAATCAATATATCAAACTTTCTCTACTGTAGGTGGCATAACTACCGATTTCTCAGCAGATACAGTTCTTGAGAGTATTGCTCCGAGAAACTTTAAAATTACAGATAAAATTAGTATTTCACCAACAGGAATTGCTTCTTGTGCAGGAAATACATTTAGTGGAATAGCAACTAATAGTATAATTCGTTATCAGAGAGATGGATTTACAACAGAAACATTTGCTAGAGTATCAGCAGTATCAACTGATCTTCAATTCTTAACTTTAAGTGGAGTATCTACAGTAACTGGAGTTTGTGATGGTGGTGTTGTTGGTATTGATACCGTTACAACTACCTTTGCGATAGGAGAACCAAGAATTAGAAACGATAAAGATGCTTTCTTATATTCTAAATTATCCTCTCCAAATGTTGCATCTGTAGATTTAAGCGATTCTACTCTTACAATTATACATCAAGAAACAGGCAAAGCTACAAGTGGCACTGGTGCATTAAGTTTGAATACTGCCAATATAGGTTTCACAAGTGCTTTCTTTGAACCATTTGAGAATAAATCTTATAGTGTTGCATATACTGATGGTACATTTGAACCACTAAATTCATCACAAATCACTTTTGGTTCAAACGGAACTACAATTAATTTCTCTGGTCTAAAAGTAAGTCAAAGTAATGTAACTATAACTAATACAATCAAGAGACAGGGAATAAAGAGTAAGCAAAAAACTTATGATAGAAGTCATCAAGTTGTTATAGACAAGTCTACTACTGGAATTAGTACAGCAGTAACTGGATTATCAACTACTTTCTATTATGGTTTAAGAGTAGAAGATAGAGAAATATCTTTAAACACACCTGATGTAGTTAAAGTACATAAGGTATATGAGTCTTTAAATAAACAAACTCCAACTTTAAATACACTTCAATTTGTTAGTGGTTTAGGTTTAAATGTAAATGCTATTGTTGGAGAAAAAATAACTGGTAAGAAGAGTAATGCTGTAGCACAAGTAGTAACTAGACCTTCTGCTACTGAGATTGGATATGTTCCTTTGAATGCTAATAACTTCCAAGTTGGAGAAACTGTTACTTTTGAAGAATCTCAGGTTATAACTTCAGTTCAATCTAAGACTCAAGGTAGTTATCTTGATATTACTGATAGATTTTCACTTGATAGTGGACAAAAAGAACAATATTATGATTATTCAAAACTTGTAAGAAATAATCAAGCACTTTCACCTTCCAAAAAACTATTAGTAATTTGTGATAGGTACGTAGTTCCTGCAAACGATAATGGAGACTTCTATACTGTTAATTCTTACGATAAAGAAAGATATAGTAAAGAAATACCATCATTAGAAGATGGAACTAGGATATCAGATATTCTCGACTTTAGACCAAGAGTTGCTGATTTTAGTACTGCAACTCCTAGTGCATCTCCTTTCGATTTTGCAAGTCGTACATTTGGAACATCTAGTGTAAACACAACATTAGTTTCTGCACCGAATGAAAGTTCAGTATTAGGTGTTGAGTATTACTTAGGAAGAATTGATAAAATTATATTGGATGTTGAAGGTAATATCTCTGTTGTTAAAGGAACATCTGCTGAAAATCCAAAAGAACCATCAAGTATTAATGATTCGATGACATTGGCAGTTATTAAGTTCCCACCATATCTTTTCCATCCTGATGATGCTGAAGTAAGTGTTGTTGATAACAAGAGATTCACTATGAAGGATATTGGTGTATTAGAAGATAGAATCGATACACTAGAAACTGTAACTTCATTAAGTTTACTAGAATTAAATACATCTACTTTACAAGTTCAGGATGCTCAAGGATTAAACAGATTTAAGTCTGGATTCTTTGTTGATGATTTTGCGGATAACCGCAGAATGCAAATCAGAAACTTTGATGCAAAAGCATCTGTAGATGGAAGAAACAAAGAATTACTTACACCGATTGATGTTTATTCATTAGAATTGGAACCTGCATTTGCATCTAATGTCAATACAGCAAGTGCTGATCTTAGCGAAAATTTAACTCTACTTGATACTAATGTACAGAAGACTGGAGATTTAATTACACTAAGATATGATGAAGCAAATTGGTTAGAGCAACCATTAGCATCTAGATCAGAAAATGTTAACCCATTTAATATGGTTGAATTTGTTGGAAGAGTTGTTATGACTCCTGCAACAGATAATTGGACAAGAACTGTAGTTGTACCTGGTGGAACTGTAAACAGAACAGGAAATGTTGCAAGAACATTCCTTGAAGAAGTCTTTATCAGTGCAGAACCAGATACTTTCATGCGTTCAAGAAACGTCCAGTTCCAAGCTGGTGGTTTAAGACCTGTTTCAAGGTTCTATCCATTCATGGATGGAATATCAGGTATAGATGTTGTACCTAAACTTATTGAAGTTTCAATGGTGTCTGGCACATTCGCTGTTGGAGAGACTGTAGAAGGATTTGTTGGGTCAGAAAAATTAATAACATTTAGAACAGCAAGACCTGATCATAAAGATGGTACCTATAATGCACCAGATGTAACATACAATGCAAACCCATATAATACTTCAGAAATATTAAGTACTCAATACTCCGCATCAGGATCTACTGTTAACGTTGACACACGCTCTCTATGCTCTAATGCTCAAGGAACTTACTTTGGGTATATAACTTCAGGAATGACTCTTGTAGGAGCAAATAGTGGTGCTACAGCAAATGTTACTGATGTAAGGTTAGTTACTGATACTTTCGGAGACTTAATAGGAACATTCTTTATTAGAGATCCTAATACAAATCCACCTCCTACAGTTAGAATTAAATCAGGAGATAGAACATTTAGAGTAACTACAAGTCAATCTGATGCTGAACAATTACCTGGTAGTTTACTAATAAGTCATGGAGAAGGAAGATATTCTGCAAGTGGAATAGTTGAAACCTTTAGAGAAGATACTGTTGTTCAAACAGTACGTCAACGTCGTAGAAGGAGAAGAAGAGGAGGAAAAGATCCTCTTGCACAATCATTTACTGTAGATGAAACAGGAGCATTCCTAACATCTGTAGATTTATACTTCTCAAGTAAAGACGCAAACGAAAAATTATTTGTTGAAGTTAGAGAAGTTGAACTTGGAACTCCAACAGATAGATTGGTTCACGAATATGCAAGAGCAGTTTTATATCCATCAGATATAACCGTATCTACTGATGCTTCTGTTGCAACTAATGTTAAATTCCCATCACCAGTTTACTTACAGCAAAATAGGGAATATGCACTAGTTCTTCTAGCACCAACAACAAACAATTACGAAGTCTGGATTGCTCAGATGGGAGAAAGGACTATAAACGGACAGAATCTACCTGATGCTGAAGCAGTAATGGTAACTAGACAGTATATTGGTGGTAGTTTATTCAAGTCTCAGAACGGAACTATATGGACTGCAAGTCAGTTTGAAGATATGAAGTTTAAACTTTATAAAGCAAACTTCATTCCAAATGCTGGAACTGCATTCTTCTATAATCCACCTTTAGAAAGTGTAAATGAAAATGTACCTAGATTACAACCAGATGCAGTTAAGATCTATCCTAGAAAGATTGATGTAGGAATTACTAGCACAACACTTTCTATTGTTACTAATCAATTAGTACCAGGTGCAAGAGTTAAGCAAAGTGCATCTCTTGCAAATGGATATATTGAAAATGTTGGTGGTGGTGTTTCCTTTACAGGTATTACAACCGCAAATGTTGGTACTGGTTATTCTGCAGGAACATATACAGACGTAGGATTGTATTCAATCGTAGGTAGAGGAAGAAATCTTAGAGCACAAACAGTTGTGTTTAACGCAGATGGAACTCTAAATGGAATCGTATTGAATACATTAGGTATTCAAACTGGAAATGGATTCTCAACTGGAGATGTTGTAGGAATCACAACTGCTGATGTAGGCAATAAAGGTTCTGGAGTAAGAATGACCATTAGAGATACAATGGATGTTGATACTCTATATCTAACAAATGTTCAGGGAGATAACTTTACTGTCGGTGGAAATCTACAGATATATGTAAATGATACACCTGGCGTATCGTTAGCAAGTACTCAAGTTACTAGTTCTACTGCTGTTGGTGGATTATATGCGGGTAATGTTATAGAAATAAATCATTACAATCATGGTATGAGTGCAGATAATAACGTAGTTGATATTACTGGAGTCGCACCTGATACTGTACCTACAACTCTTTCAGTTGATCTTGATATATCAGATACTCAAATATCTCTTGCAGACACAACTGGATATTCAACATTTGAAGGAATTACAACTGCTTCAGGATACTTGAAAGTTAATAATGAAATTATCTTCTATAACAGTATCGGAAGTGGACAACTTGGAATTGCAACTCGTGGTGTAGATGGAACTGCAATACAAAAACACTTTACAAACGATACAGTTTATAAGTATGAAGTTGGAGATGTTTCTCTAATCAGAATTAACACAGAACATAATATGTCTAGTGGTCTATCCAACTACAGAGATATTGATAAGTATCATGTAGAATTTAATAGAGGTGGTAGATCAAGTGGGGAAAGTACACTAAACTTTAAAGATGAATCTACTGTGGGTGGAAAAGATATTAGAGCATCTAGAAACATTCAGTTCAATAGAGTTCAACCACAATTCGATGTTATTACACCTGGTAGATCATCAAGTGTTACTGGAACAATTAGAACTGTTAGTGGAACAAGTGCAGGTGGTGTAGAACCATCATTCATAGATCAAGGTTTTGAAGCAGTTCAAATCAATGATGTAAATGACCTTTCTACTACAAGAATAGTTTGTTCACAAGTAAACGAAACTACTAGATTAACTGCATTACCTAAGAATCGCTCTCTAACTGTTGGAGTCTCTATGTCTAGAGATCCAGAAGATCCTAACTTATCTCCTGCAATTGATACTCAAACTGCATTTGTAATGTTTGGAAGAAATCGTTTGAATAAACCAATTACAGATTATGTAAATGATTCTAGATCAAATCAACTTAGTGGAGATCCACATGCAGCAGTTTATATTTCTAATAGAGTAAATCTTGAACAACCTGCAACTTCTCTTAAAGTATTTGTTGCATCATACAGAGATGCATCTGCTGATTTCAGAGTTCTATACAGATTGTTTAAATCAGATTCTAGCGAAGTGGAACAAACTTATGTTCTATTCCCTGGTTATGAAAATATGAACGATACTGATCAAGATGGTTTCGGAGATACTGTAATAGATATTTCTAAAAACAGTGGAAGAGCAGATTCAAATGTTACTCCAAGTAATTTGAATGAGTTTAACGAATATCAATTTAGTATTGATAATCTTGAACAGTTTACAGGATACCAAATTAAAGTGGTTATGAATGGTACTAACGAAGCAAGATCACCTAGATTTAAAGATCTTCGTGCAATTGCACTAGCATAATGTCTAAACTAATTAGAGTTGAAGGCGAGAAGAATTTGTACAGAGATGCAAAGTCTGGTGCTATTGTGAATAAGGATACTTTTGGGTATTCTCAATATCTTTCTGAAAAACAAAGAAGGATGAATGATAAGAAAGAACTTGAAGATGTAAAGAATGAATTAAGTGAAATAAAGAAACTACTAACTGAATTGACTAAAAACTAAATAATTATAACTAGAAATTATATTTGAGCATTATTAATGGCAGTCTACGTTGCTAATCTCCAAATAAACCAAGGGGCTGATTTTAGTCAGACATTTAACCTTGCTAATACTATAGGAGATTCATCCTTTAATTTAACAGGATATACAATAGCCGCTAAGTTAAAAAAACATGCAGCAGCTGCTGATACTTCAGCAACTGCGTTTACTGCTGCTATTGAAAATGCTACTAATGGAACAATCTCTCTTGCACTAACTGATACACAAACATCAGCATTAAAAGCAGGAAGACACGTTTATGATATCGTTATAACAGAAAACTCTGGTAGTTATTTGAAAACTAGAGTTATTGAAGGAAGTGTATTAGTTAGAGAAGGAGTAACCTAAATGTCGAGTATCAGAGCAAGAGTTGGAGCGACTAACGCTATAAAAGTTATTGCATCAAATTCGTTAGCTGGATCAGGAAGTAAATTATCAGATGTTTCTGATGTAGATACTAGTACTCAAGCACATAGGTTCGTTCTAACATACAATGCCAACACCGCAAAATATGAATTTGTAGATCCAGATGTTGTATTAACATCGGCAGCTTCTACTACTGGAACAGTAATTGGAAGCAGTGGATTACCTGATGCATTCTTGGATGCATTGGATACAGATACTAGCAGAAGTGCTAATATTGATATGGATGGGGGGACTTGGTAGTTTAAATTATAAATACATCTTAGATTGAATGAATAAAGTGAAATAAATGTAATATTCTCAAATGAGGGCATAATTAAATGGCAGCCGCTGTTATTCAGTTTAAACGAGGTACGTATGCAGGTCTCCCTGCGTTAAATGCTGGTGAACCAGGTTTTTCAACTGACAAATACGATTATTTTATAGGTTTAGACGGAACCTCTAACGGTAATAAATTTTTTGGAAGTCAAAGATATTGGACTAGAGAAGACGGTATAGACTCGTTAAGACTAAACTTAGTAGATAGAGACGGAATTAATAGAATAGCATTAAGAGCACCTAATACGTTATCAGGTGTTACTACATATGTTTTTCCAGAAACACCAGTAGATGGTGGAACTTTAGTAACAAATGCTAGTGGTACTCTTTCTTGGAGTAGTTCATTAACACAGACTACTTTAAGTGCTTTATATGTAACAGGTTTATCAACTTTCCAAGGTGCAGTCAATGTTACTTCTAATATTGATTCATCTGATAAAGATACAGGTGCATTAAAAACAGAAGGTGGTCTTGGTATAGAACTATCAGCAAATATCGGTTCCAACTTAAAAGTTGGTGGAATGGGTACTTTTGTTGGTGCAGTAAACATAGATGATACTACTGCCTCATCCTCATCTCAGACAGGTGCTTTAGTTGTTGATGGTGGTGCGGGAATTTCAAGAGATTTATATGTTGGTGCAGGATTAAGTGTTACTGGAATTACAACATTTGCTAGTACTGCACAAACAAATGCTGCAGGAACAGGTGCTGTAGATATCAAAGGTGGATTAAGTGTAGGACAGAACGCATATATTGGTGCAGGTTTAAGTGTTACTGGAACATCAACACTACAAGGTGCTACAGTAATTAACGGTAACGTAAATCTTGGTAATGCTGAAACAGATGTTATTACGATTAATGCAGATATTTCAGGAGATATTTTACCAGAAACTGACAACACCTTTAATCTTGGTGACCAGTCTTCAGGTAAGACATTTGCTAATGCTAGTTTAAGTGGAATTGTTACTGCCACAAATGGTGGTGACTTTGGAACTGTTCAGGTTGCTATAACTTCAACAAGAACAATTTACTCAGATAATGGTCCTTTAATTCTTGATTCTCAGAATAATGAAGTAGTTACTGATGCTGCTCAACGTATTTTAGGAACATCACTTGTAACAGGTAATCAAACTGTTGAAGGTAGTTCAACTGTTAAAGAAGTTCAAATTGGTGTTGTAGATAATACTACAATCAATACTTCAGCTGGAAATCTTAAGTTAGATGCTTCATCTAATACTGTTGATATCTCGGCACAGACAAACATAACAGGAATGTCCACATTCACCAATGGTATTACTGCTACAGGTGGAGTTGGAAAAGGTATTGTTGCAGGTAATATTGGTATTGCCACATTAAATGATAATACAATTAGTACACAATCAGGAGATTTATTCTTAAGAGCTGCTACTGGATCGGATTCTGTAAGAGTTACTTCAGACTTAATTGTTACTGGACAAATTAACGGTACTATTTCAGGTTCTATCTCAACTGCACAAAGATCAAATTCAGTTGACGTTAGTTCAGTTGCTGATACAAATGACAGATACGTATCATTTGTAAATGCATCTGCTGGAGATTTAGCATCAACAGGTTTAGGACAGACAGTATTTGTTGATCCTCAAATTAAGTATAATGCAAACTCAAATACTTTAACTGTTCCTACCATACAAGCAGGTGCTGTTAAGGCATCTGATGGTAGCGATGCAATGACACTTGCTGATACTACTGGTAATGTAAGTTTCGCAAGTAGTGTTACTATTACTGGAGATATAACAGTTTTAGGTTCTCAGTTTATTGTTAATACAGAAGCACTTAAAGTTGAAGATCCAATAATTGAACTTGGACTTGTTAATAGTGGTGGTAACTTAGTCGCACCATCTACAGATCAGAACTTAGATGTTGGTGTTATAATGCACTACTATACAGCATCTGCTGCAAAGACTGCTGCGATATATTGGGATGATTCTGCACAGAGAGTTGCAGTTGCATCATCAGTTACTGAATCTTCAAATGTTATGACAGAAATTGTTTACGCAAACTTTGAAGTTGGTGGATTATGGGTTAACGATGCTGCAGGACAGTCTCAGGTAATTGGGCACGATGGTAGTAATAGAGTTTTACAGAACATAACCGTTGACGGGGGTTCATTCTAATAGTATAAATAATACAATTGAATAATTAATAATGCCAAATAATGAATTGGATTATCAGGTTTTGTTGGCAACTTATCAACGAAAATCTGCAGATTTACTCGCTCAAGTAATAGCACTTGAAGCAAGAGTAGGACAAAATAATAATACTATAGACGCACTCAATAAACAGGTTAATGACTTGCTTAAAGAGTTAGAACATGCAAAAGAAGTTGTAGTAGAATTAAAAAGAGCAGAGCAGAAAAGAGCAGAAGAAGAAGAGAATTTAGACACTGTTTCTAAAGCAAAGCAAAAAACTAAATCGAAAACAATAAATAGTGTGGATGAAGGAGATTTCTAACTAATGGCAAAGCCTACCACCAAACAAGAGTTAATAGATCATTGCTTAAGAAAACTTGGTGCACCAGTTCTTGAAGTTAACGTTTCAGAAGAGCAACTTGATGATTGCATAGATGATGCAATTCAATATTTCCAAGAAAGACACTTTGATGGTGTCGAAAGAATGTATTTAAAATATAAAATTACTCAAGATGATCTTGATAGAGGAAGAGCAAATGCTCCAAGTGGAACTGGAATGGTGGGAACAACAGCAACTGGAGGAGGATTTAGTAATACTTGGTATGAAAACGCAAACTTCATAAATGTTCCAGACTCTGTAATTGGTGTAGAAAAAGTATTTAAATTTGATACTAGTTCCATATCTGGTGGTATGTTTAGTATTAAGTATCAATTATTTCTAAATGATCTATATTTCTTCAACTCAGTTGAATTACTACAATATCAAATGACAAAAAGATATTTGGAAGATATTGATTTTTTACTTACAACTGATAAGCAAATAAGATTTAATAAGAGACAAGATAGGTTATACCTTGATATAGATTGGGGATCACAGGATAAAGATCAATATCTTGTCCTTGATTGTTATAGAGCATTAGATCCTGCAAACTTTAGTCAAGTTTACAATGATAGTTTTTTAAAGAGATATTGTACTGCCCTTATTAAGAAACAGTGGGGACAGAATTTAATTAAATTTAAAGGAGTAAAATTACCTGGTGGTATAGAATTTAATGGTAGAGAAATCTATCAGGATGGTGTTGAGGAAGTTAATTCGATTAGAGATCAAATGTCATCAACTTACGAATTACCTCCATTAGATATGATAGGGTAGGATAAATGCCATTAAATCCATTCTTCCTTCAAGGATCTGCATCAGAACAAAGACTTGTACAAGATCTCGTCAACGAACAGTTGAGGATGTTTGGTATTGAGGTATATTATTTACCTAGAGAAATAAAGAATAGAAAAGAAGTTTTTCAGGAAGTACAAAGTTCAGAATTTGACGACAATTTTTTAATAGAAGCATATGTAAACACATATGAAGGATATACTGGTGGTGGAGATGTATTAACCAAATTTGGTATGCAACTCAAAGATGAGTTAGTAGTAACTATATCTAAGGAAAGATGGGAGGATTATATTGCACCATTCTTGGCAATGGGAGATGCGTATGAAACAGAACTTGCACATAGACCTAGAGAAGGGGATTTAATATATTTCCCATTAGGTGGTAGATTCTTTGAAGTAAAATTTGTAGAACATGAGAATCCATTCTACCAACTACAAAAGAATTATGTTTATGAACTTCAGTGTGAATTATTTGAATATGAAAATGAGGTTATTGATACTGGTATAGAAGCAATTGATAATAAAGTATCTAATGTTGGAGAGATCATCAATCTTAAGATGATTGGTTATGGAAACACTGCTACTATCGGTGTTCAAATGGAAACTGGTTATGTAAGACAAATATATCTAAATGATGATGGATATGGATATTATTCAACACCAACAGTAACATTTTCTGCAGCACCTGGTGGTGGTAGAACTGCTACAGCAGTTGCTATTACAACATCTGTTGGAGGCAGTAGATCACTAAAAGAAATTGTATTGACTGATGCTGGTAAAGGATATGTAGAAGAACCGACGGTTACAATTACTGGTGGTGGAGGGGTTGGTGCTGCAGTAACTGTCGGTATTGAGACTTATAGACAAGGTGTAAGTAAAGCAACTGTTATTTCTTCTGGAAATGGTTACACAGATGTTCCTTTATTAACCTTCGGGTCACCAACTTATACTGGAGCAGCTGGAACCGCAGTAGTAGCAAATAATGTAGTGACTGGGATAACTCTAAGCAGTGGGGGAAGCAATTATGCACCACAAAGACAGATTGGAGTTACAATATCTTCTCCAACTGGTTCAGGACTTGTACAGGCAACAGCAAATACAGCAATTGCTAATGAAAAATTAGTAAGTCTTTCAGTTAATAATGCAGGTATAGGATATAGCGTAGAACCTGCTGTAACAATTGCTGCTCCTACTGGAGTTGGATCTACTGCAGTCGTTACTGCTACTGTAAATGCAAATGAAAATCTTGAAACTATATCAATTGCTTCTTCTGGACAATTCTACCTTGGAAACCCAATATTAACAGTTGATGCTCCCACAGGAATTGCATCTACAGCAACTGCGAATACATCTTATGTCTCTAACTTAGGTATAACTACATTCTCTTATAGTTTAACTAGTGCAGGTAGATATTATCTAGATCCACCAACACTTACTATAAAATATCTTACATTATCTGCAGGATTTGATGCAACTTCTCCAAGATTTGGAACAGTAGCATGGAAATTAATCGATGCAGATAGCGATAGAAATTTAACACATCGTAATCAGACTACTATAGGTGCTGAAGGTGCTGTTCAATTATTCTTTAAAACACAAAGTTCTACAACAGGTGTTTCAACATTCTTAGAATTAAATAAAAATAGTAATGGAAGTAAAGCAGAGGATACTAATTTAAGAATTAACACCAATGGAAATGTTGAATTGGGTATTGGAACAGTATCTATTGCATCTACTGTTGGTGGATCTGTAAGAGATGATGCTTGGCATTATGCTTACATAGAATCTAAGAATGAATTTGGTTCTCAGAAAATTTCTCTATCAGTAGATGGTGGAGATTATGCATTTACATTCTTCCCATTAGCAGGAGACAAAGAACTAATAACTAATGCTAATTTAACACCACCTATTCTGAAGAACTCATATAATAGTGGTATTTTTGTAGATGATATATTCTCAACTATAGTTATTGGATCTGCTTCATCAACACCTCCATCAAGTGGTATTTCATCCTATACTGTAGATTCTAATACGGTAACTTATGATGACTTTGAAGATCAGATTGGTTCTGAGCAAGAATTAAGTATTGATACAACTGTCGTATCTGGACAAGTAGCATCCCTTGTTAATAGTAGTTCTACTTTAACTGGAATAGTAACTGCTATAAATTCTGCAGTTATAGACACACCAATAGGTGTTGCAACTAATTTCAGAGCAACAGCAACAGCAACTATTAGCGAAGGATTTGTAAATACAGTTTCTATTGCATCTTCAGGTGCTGGTTACTTAACTACCCCAACTGTTGGAGTTACTAGTGCAACTGGAAGTCCTTCTGAATTTACAGCAACTGGTAGAGCTAAACTTAACGGTTATGGGCAAATAAGTGAGTTTGAAATATTAACTATGGGTGGAGGATATCTATCTGCTCCTAGTGTAACTATTGATGCTCCACTTGGGCAAACAGCAGAAGGATATGGAAATGTTGATGCTTCTGGAGCAATTACTAGCATAACATTTACTAAAACAGGTATTGGATATACCGTACCACCTACAGTAAGTATTGCTAATACTATTGGAGATAGAGATGGTGTCTCTGGATTTGGAACTGCTACTGGTGTCGTTGTTCTTGATGCAGCAGCTAACGACATTGAAAGTATTCATATCACCAGTCCAGGTGCAGGTTATCTTGGACCTTGCACAGTGTTAGTACAAGATCCAGCTGCACTCGCAGGAAATGCAGGAATAGGAACATTCTGGTTTAATGAGGTGGTTATTGGTGCAAGTTCTAGCATAAGTGCAAGAGTTAAGAACTGGGATCAGGATGAAGGAGTGCTTCAAGTTGGACAAGAAAATGGAACATTCTTTGCGGGAGAGAATATTATTGGACAGTCTTCGGGTGCTATATATGTTTTAGATAAGTATATGCTACTCTCAGAAGTACCTGCAGCTGGTTCAGTTGAGAATATAGATTCATATGATCAAAATGATCTATTTGAAGGAGAAGCAGATATGATTTTAGATTTTACAGAAGTTAACCCATTTGGTGACGTTTAATGTTAGGAAGTCATTACTACCACGAAATAATGCGAAAGACCATTGTATCTTTCGGAACATTGTTCAATCAAATTTATATTAAGCATTATGATGGACAGACGGGGAATGTTATTGATGAACTGAGAGTTCCATTAGCATATGCTCCAAGACAGAAATTTTTAGCAAGACTTACACAACAATCACAATTAAACAAGGCAGTAGCAATATCTTTACCAAGAATGTCTTTTGAAATGACATCCTTAACATATGATGGAACTAGAAAAACAGGAATGACATCAACCTTTAAAGCAGTTGATACAGCATCTTCAACTATGAGAAAAGTTTTTATGCCTGTCCCTTACGACGTTGGATTTGAATTAAACATATATTGTAAGTTAAATGATGATGCTTTACAGATTGTAGAACAAATATTACCATTCTTTCAACCATCTCTTAATGTAACTATAGACCTTGTTAGTGCTATCGGAGAAAAGAGAGATATTCCTATAGTTTTGAATGGTGTATCTTTTGTAGATGATTATGAAGGAGATTTTTCTACCAGAAGAGCACTAATTTATACTTTAAACTTTACTGCTAAGACATATCTATTCGGTAAAATTGCTGATAATGCAGAAGGTCTTATCAAGAAAGTTCAAGTCGATACTTACACTCAGACCAATCCTGCAACTGCAAAGAGAGAAATGAGGTATACTGTTACTCCTAAAGCAACAACTGATTTAAATGCAGATAATGTTATAGATACAGTTGATGATGCATTAGTTGGTCCTGGAGATGATTTTGGATTCTCTGAAGGATTAGAGTTCTTTCAGGACGGAAAGTAAATGAAAGATCAATTTGAAGATTTAAATGATGCTCTTAACACTGCTTCTGACATCGTGAAAGAAGAACCTAAAGAGTTGAAGATATTAAAAACTAAAAAATCTGAGGATAAAGATATCCAAAAAGACTATGAATATACTAGAGGTAATTTATATTCTTTAATTGAAAAGGGGCAAGAAGCAATAAACGGTATTATGGAAGTAGCAGAGGAAGGTGCTAGTGCTAGAGCATACGAAGTTGCAGGACAATTAATCAAAAGTGTTGCAGACACTACAGATAAATTGATTGATTTACAGAAAAAAATTAAAGATATTGAACAAGATTCTCCTAAAACCACTACAAATAATGTAACAAATAATGCCTTGTATGTGGGTTCAACTTCCGATCTTTCTAAGTTACTAAAGCAAGGAATGATAAATAATAAAGCATCAGACGCTTAAACTTACATATGAAATCTTGTAAGGATGGATATTACTACTGTAATACCGATGAAAAATGTAAGCCAATTCCAGAGGGTAGCATGGTACAACCCGATGGATTGTTAGTCAAAAAAGATGTCTCCGAAGGAAAGGAGAACAAAGATCACGAAGTTTCAATGGCACAAAGGCAGTTATCTAGAACTGAGAGAAATGTTGCCAAACTTAAAAAAGCATTAGGTAAGAAGGAAAAAAATATACCTGCTTGGGTTCAAGCAAAGATAACAACATCAACAGATAAAATGGATTCTGCATCTAATTACATGCAAAAAGAAGATATTAATTCTGTTTCTATAGAAGATGCTAATGGTAAACATTATGCAGATTTCATTGATGTTATTCCAAACGAACCCCTAAAACCTTCAAAAGGAATAGGCAGTGACCTTATTGCAAGTGAGAAACTTCAGTTATCGCATTACGACTGGAGAACAAAACTTGGACAAGAAAATACAATCTGGCAACGATGGACAGGACCCCAAAGTGAAGAATCTTGAAAAAAGGATTCAAAACTTGGAGAAAATGGTAGATCTTGCACAACAAACCTTAGAACACGATAAAACTTCTAGCGGTTTGCTTCCGAAGAGTAAACCTGCAAGAGATCTTCCTTATGAGATGACATAGGAGAAACTATGAGTGATAATGTATATTTGGGTAATCCAAATCTGAAAAAAGCAAATACTCCTATAAACTTTACTGAAGATCAAATAGTTGAGTTTATAAAATGTAGAGAAGATCCCGTATATTTTGCAAAGAATTATATAAAAATAGTAACTCTTGATCATGGACTACAACCCTTTAAATTGTATCCATTTCAGCAGAAGTTACTAGAAAACTTTCACGATAATAGATTTAACATCTGTAAAATGCCTCGGCAGACAGGTAAATCTACTACTTGTGTATCATATTTACTTCATTATGCAGTATTCAATGATAATGTTAATGTTGCAATATTGGCAAACAAAGCCTCTACTGCCAGAGATTTATTAGGTAGACTTCAATTAGCATATGAAAATTTACCAACTTGGATGCAACAAGGTATTATTGCATGGAATAAAGGTTCCTTAGAATTAGAGAATGGATCAAAAATATCAGCAAACTCTACATCATCATCTGCTGTTCGTGGTGGATCTTATAACGTTATATTCTTAGACGAATTTGCATTCATACCAAATCATATTGCGGATGATTTCTTTGCGTCTGTATATCCTACTATTACATCTGGACAAAGCACTAAAGTAATTATTGTTTCTACCCCTAAAGGTATGAATCATTTTTATCGTATGTGGCATGATGCAGAAAAAGGTAAAAGTGATTATATCCCAACAGAAGTTCATTGGTCTGAAGTACCAGGTAGAGATGATGCGTGGAAAGAGCAAACAATAGCAAATACTTCTGAACAACAATTCAAAATTGAATTTGAATGCGAATTTCTAGGATCAGTAGGTACTCTTATAAGACCTGATAAGTTAAAAAGTCTTGTTTATCATGAACCTATAAAGAGACATAATGGTTTAGACATATATGAACACCCAAAAGAAGAATCTAATTATCTCATGACTATAGATGTTGCCCGTGGAATTGGTAACGATTACTCGGCATTTATCATTTATGATATAACTAAATTCCCCTATAAGATAGTAGGTAAGTATAGAAATAATGAAATTAAACCAATGTTATACCCTAATATCATAAATGAAGTGGGCAAAGCATACAATGGTGCCTTCTTATTGGTAGAAGTTAATGATATTGGAGATCAAGTAGCAAGTATTCTTCATTTTGATTTAGAATATGACAATCTTCTTATGTGTTCTATGAGAGGAAGAAATGGACAAGTAGTTGGAGCAGGTTTTTCTGGCAAAAAATCCCAACTTGGTGTAAGAATGTCTCAGGCAGTTAAAAAATTAGGGTGCTCAAACCTGAAAACACTGATTGAGGATGATAAACTACTAGTATCTGATTACGAAATCATATCAGAATTAACTACTTTTATTCAAAGAAACAACTCATTTATGGCAGAGGAGGGTTGTAATGATGATCTAGCAATGTGTATGGTTATATTTTCTTGGTTAGTTGCCCAAGATTATTTCAAGGAAATGACTGATAATGATGTAAGAAAGAGGATATATGAAGATCAGAGAGACCAGATAGAACAGGACATGGCACCTTTTGGATTTATTAATGATGGGTTAGATGATATGTCTCCTATTGTAGAAGGTGGAGATGTGTGGACTAAAGAAAATCCGATGCAAACTAAAGAATGGAACACAGATGAGTATGGAGATAACTCATTTATGTGGGATTATATGTAATGTTTAAGAAATTAAAAAAAGCATATGTTAATTTTACTGTTGCATTTGCAGTACCTTTAATTGTATACAGTAATGTTTCTGGTGTTTATACTGGATGGAGAGAAAGACAGTATGAAATTTTTGATAAAAGAGAATTGTGTGCAAAGTTAGTAAAAGAAGGTGCAGTTAGTAAACAGTTTTGTGATGAAGAAATAAAATATGATACTGGACCTCAAGCAGAATTTGATTATAGAGTTACACCAATATTCAAGCAGATTGATTTATTTGGATTATACATAAATCAATATTATACGATGGTTTGGGATTGGATTTGGATTAGAATGGTAAATTTTGAAAGATGGTTAAATTACCAGATAATGCTTTTCAGAACTTAGATATGTAACAAAATAAAGTATAAAGAGAATATAAAATTTGTAAATATTAAAGTTATATGATAAACTGAAAGAAAGAAGAACATATAAAAGTACTTTACAACGGAGGATTTATGAGTGGTGACTCAGGATTACACGAGCAACCTATTGTTTTTTATCATCGAAAGATGACGGAAGCAAAGAGGATTTTGTTGCAACATAAAGGAATTAGGTTAGAATATATAAGAAGAGAGGAAAAGATTTATGATTCCAAGTCCAACAGAAGTAAATGAAGCATTAGATGAATTGAGACCATATGTGGAAGCAGATGGTGGATATTTGGAGTTTGTGGAAATTGAAGATAATTTGGAAGAAGCAATTAGGGATTATTATGGTGTCAAGAAGAATGAAGAGGCAGCTATAGTAAAAGTAAGATTATCTGGTGCATGCGAAACCTGTGCAATGAGTGCACAAACATTAAAAATGGGTATTGAGAAACACTTAGTTCAAACATTTCCTGAAGTGGTAGGAGTAATTCAGGTTTTATAATGGACTTTGATAGTGAAATTAGTTTAGATCATTTACTATTCACTGAAAGAAAATGTCGTGTATGTGGAGAAACGAAAGATCTTGTACAAGAATTTTATCTAACACGTAAGAATAGAACTACTTTATCTTCATATTCTTATGAATGTAAGGATTGCACAAAAATAAGAGTTAAAAGGTCGAAAAAGAAGATTAGTAACAAATGGGAGTATCCAGATTGGTAGTTCACGCAGGGTTTCCCCGTTGTAAATATACTTTTCAATAAATAATTTCAGTATAATTCTGGATTCGGAGAACACAAGATGCCACTAAATTTAGCATCTCCAGGGATACTAGTAAGAGAAGTTGATCTTACTAGTGGTCGAATTGATCCAACAACGGATAAAATTGGAGCAATTGTAGCACCTTTCCCAAAAGGTCCTGTTAACTTACCAACATTGGTGAGCACAGAACAGCAACTAGTAGATATTTTTGGGGAACCTGCTGCTATCGATAAGCACTATGAGCACTGGCTTACCGCATCATCATACTTAGCGTATGGTGGCGGTTTGCGAGTAGTAAGGGCATCGGGAGATAATTTAACAAACGCACTAGCAGGAACTGCAAGTAGTATTACTATTAACAGTACTGAAGATTACGTAACAAAAACATACGACGAGAACACAATTGGAAATGTAGTGGTAGCCGCTAGAAATCCAGGTTCTTGGGCGAATGGTATTCAAGTAGCAATAATTGATTCACTTGCTGACCAAACATTAAGCGGAGAGTTCGCTGATGTTGTAGTTGGATATGGTGTAACACAAGGACTTGATACTAAAGTATTAATTGGTGCAGGAACAACAACACAGTTAACTGGATATTACCTTAAAGGTATAGTTACTGAAGTTGGTGCAGGAAATAGTTCAGTCAAAGTTAAGGTTAATTCTTACATTGATCCAAACGGAGATGAAGTTGAAGTAGACTACACTGCAGGGGGAACATGGCAGTTTGATAGTAGTGGAACAGTAGGAGTTCATACAAATGGATATTCTAGTGCTTACGCAACTAAAAATTATGACACTGCAGTAGACTGGTTCGATACTCAAACAGTTAACATCAGTTCAACAGGTATTTCAACAATAACTTATAAGTGGAATGCTTTAGCAGGAAGACCAGGAACTTCTTCATTCGCTGAATCTAGAAAGTCTAAGAATGATGAAGTCCATGTTATTGTTTTTGATGGAAACGGATCTGTAACAGGAACTGTTGGTACTGTTCTTGAGAAGCATCTAAGTCTTTCTAAGGCAGATGACGCAGTATTCTCAGCAGGAAGTCCTTCTTACTGGAGAAAATATCTTTATAACAACTCAGAATTTATCTTTGGTGGTAGTGCACCTGCGGGTATAACAACTACTGGATACAGTTCTGGATTTACATTACAAGGAGATGATGCTTGGGATCAACCTGCAGAAGATATAATCTTCTCAGCAGCTGGAAATCAGACATTCACTCTTTCAAAAGGTTTCAACTACGATTATTCATCTGGTATTGGAACCGCAGGTGCTTTAGATTCAACTAAAGCAGATATCAATGGAGGTTATGATATTCTTGGTAACACCGAAGAATATGACGTTGACTTCCTAATTCAAGGATCTGCAAGTTATGGAAAAGAAGCAGCACAAGGTTTAGCATCTAAACTTATTTCAGTTGCTGAACTTAGAAAAGACGCAATTGCGTTCATATCACCATATAGAGGTGCTTTTTTATCAGAATCAGCTGATAATACAACTAATACTATAAACTCTGCTAATACAATTACAGACAATGTAGTATCATTCTTTGCACCATTACCTTCATCAAGTTACGCTGTATTTGACAGTGGATACAAATACATGTATGATAGGTTTGCAAATACATTTAGATATGTACCTCTAAATGGAGACATCGCAGGTATCTGTGCTAGAAACGATATTAATAACTTCCCCTGGTTCTCACCTGCGGGAACAGCAAGAGGTTCAATCCTCAATGCTATCAAACTAGCGTATAATCCTACAAAATCTCAAAGGGATGTTCTGTATAGTAACAGAGTTAACCCCGTAATCTTCTCACCAGGAGACGGAATTATCCTATTCGGTGACAAGACTGGTCTTGCCAGAGCATCAGCATTCGACAGAATTAACGTTCGTCGTTTATTCCTCTTCTTAGAAGATGCAATCTCAGCTGCTGCCAAAGATCAATTATTTGAGTTTAACGATGAAATTACAAGAACTAACTTTGTAAATATAGTTGAACCATTCTTACGCGATGTTCAAGCAAAGCGTGGAATTACAGACTATGTTGTTGTTTGCGATCAGACAAACAATACTGCAGCAGTTATTGATTCAAACGAATTCGTCGCTGACATCTTTATCAAACCAGCAAGATCAATTAACTTCATTGGTCTAACATTTGTTGCAACTAGAACAGGTGTTTCATTTGAAGAAGTAATCGGTAACGTTTAATTAGAGGTTTAAAAAATGCCCACCAGACAACAAATCAATCCACCTCCATTAAGAAAGATTACTGACTTTAAAAGTAAGTTAATCGGTGGCGGTGCAAGAAGTAATCTATTTGAAGTTGTACTCAACTTCCCTAGTATTGCTCCAGCAAGTTCAGAAGTTCTTGACAAAGCAAGATTCTTAGTTAAAGCAGCAAATTTACCTGCTTCAAACATAGCTGACATAACAGTCCCATTCAGAGGTAGGATTCTCCACGTAGCAGGAGATAGAACTTTTGATAGTTGGACAATTACAGTTATTAACGATACAGATTTTGCTATTCGTTCTGCCATGGAATCATGGATGAACGCAATAAACAGAGTCTCTGATAATACAGGTTCAACAGATCCTGCATCTTATCAAGCAGACGCGACTGTTTTCCAACTAGATCGTTCTGGAGAAACACTAAGATCTTATCGTTTTTACGATATTTTCCCAACTCAAGTTGCTCCTATCAACCTATCATATGATACGGAAGGTATTCAAGAGTTTACTGCAGAGTTCCAAGTTCACTGGTGGGAAGCTGCCAAGGGTGTTGGTTCCGCAGCAGGTGGTGAAAACATCAACTAAATAAACATAGGAATATTTTTTAAGAGAATTTAATAATGGCGAAACTCTTTGGTTTTTCGATTGAAGATAATGAAAAGAAACCGAAAGGTATAGTATCCCCCGTCCCTCAGAATAATGAGGACGGGGCTGATTTCTATCTACAATCAGGATTTTATGGACAGTACGTAGACATCGAAGGTGTCTATAAGACTGAATACGATCTAATCAGACGATATCGTGAGATGTCGTTACATCCAGAAGCTGATAAAGCAATCGAAGATATTATCAATGAAGCAATTGTTAGTGATCTTTATGATTCTCCTATAGAAGTTGAATTATCAAACTTAAATGCAAGCGATAAGTTAAAGAAAGCAATAAGAGAAGAATTTAAAACAATAAAAGAAATTCTTGATTTTGATAAGAAAGCACACGAAATATTTAAAAACTGGTATGTTGATGGTAGATTGTTCTATCTAAAAGTAATTGATGTTGATCATCCAGATAAAGGTATTCAAGATTTAAGATATATTGATCCTTTAAAAATAAAGCATATTAGAAAAGAGAAGAAGAAAGAATCAGACGCAGCAGGATTTAAGGGTAGTGTACCAGTAGGTGTTCGAGCACCTATGGATTATCCAGAAATAGAAGAGCATTTTGTATATACTCCAAACTCAGGTGCCAATCGTGGACCTGGTAATTTTGGTGCTTCAAAAGCATCTATCAAAATTGCTAGAGACTCAGTTACTTTTGTAACATCAGGATTAGTTGATAGAAATAGAAATACTGTTTTATCTTACTTACATAAAGGAATTAAAGCACTCAATCAGTTAAGAATGATTGAAGATTCGCTAGTCATCTATCGTATGTCTCGTGCTCCAGAAAGAAGAATATTTTATATTGATGTTGGTAATTTACCAAAAGTAAAAGCAGAACAATATCTTAAAGATGTTATGATGCGTTATAGAAATAAAATGGTTTATGATGCGAACACTGGAGAAGTTCGTGATGATAAAAAAATGATGAGTATGATGGAAGATTTCTGGCTACCTAGAAGAGAAGGTGGTAGAGGAACTGAAATCACAACTTTACCTGCAGGACAGAATCTTGGCGAACTTGCTGATATTGAATATTTCCAGAAAAAATTATATCGTGCATTAAGTGTTCCTGAGACAAGAATGCCTGGTGGTGGAGATGGTTTTAATCTTGGTAGATCTTCAGAAATTTTAAGAGATGAATTACAATTTGCAAAATACGTAGGACGTTTAAGAAAGAGATTTTCAAATCTATTCAACGATCTTTTAAAAACACAATTAATTCTTAAAAATATTATTGCTCCAGAAGATTGGGAACAAATTAGCGATCATATACAATATGATTACCTATATGATAATCAATTTGCTGAACTTAAAGAATCTGAATTATTAGAAGGAAGATTGGGAATATTAGCAACCATTGAACCATATATTGGTAAGTATTATTCTACTGAATATGTACGTAAGAGAGTATTACGTCAAACTGATGGAGAAATCATTGATATTGATGAACAAATAGAAGATGAAATTGCAAAAGGTATATTACCAGATCCATCTCAAGTTGATCCAATAACTGGAGAACCATTACCTCAAGAAGGTGAAGGAGATCTTGGTCAAGTTCCTACTAATGGAGAAGCACCAATGGTAGATCCCGAAGATGGAGATGGTGCAGTATTACCTGAACCAAAGGGTGGAAAGATCTAGTATAAATAAGTTTAAATACTTAAATTAATTATGGACGATATTATTAATGCTATTGCAACAGATGCTTCTGCATCCGAAGTTTCTGATGCTCTCAAGAATGCAATTTTTGCAAAAGCAGGAGAAAAAATAGAAGCTTTAAGACCTGGCGTAGCATCTGGCATGTTCGATCAACCTGCAGCAGAAGTTGAAGCAGAAGCAGAAACTGAAGTTACTGATACACCAGAAGAAGAAGAGGAAAAGGAATAAAGATACTTAATTTAATAAATACAAGATAGTATTCTATATTCTAGAAATAAAAACTGAGGAACTAAAAGAATGACAAGAATTCTAGTAAAAGGGTCACAAATAGTTGTACCGAATACAGTTGGTGCTGCAACTAGTTTTAGTGAAGCAACAGTTGTTCGTTTATCTAACCCAAGCACAACTGATTATCTCGTTACTGTTGCTGAAAATAATGGTGGTTCTGCTACTATAGGATCATTTGGATTATTAGCAAATACAACAGAATTATTAGAAAAGAATCCAACAGATGTTGTTTTTGTTGATTCTGGATCTAATGTAAAAGGTACTAAAGTAGGATTTACAAATTAGAACTATGAAACTAATAACAGAAGAAATTTCAGACGTTAAATTTATTACTGAAGGAAAAGGTAGTAAAAAGAAAATGTATATTGAGGGAGTATTCCTTCAGGGAGATCTAAAAAATCGTAATGGAAGAATGTATCCAGTTGGAACTCTTGCAAAAGAAGTTAACAGATACAATGAAGCTTTCGTTGCAAAAGGTCGTGCTCTTGGAGAACTTGGACATCCCGATGGTCCTACAGTAAACCTAGATCGTGTTTCTCATAAAATTACTTCTCTTCGTCAAGAGGGAAATAACTTTATAGGAAAGGCACAACTTTTAGAAACACCTATGGGTAAGATTGCAAAATCTTTATTAGATGAAGGTGTTACTTTAGGAGTATCTTCTCGTGGTGTTGGATCACTAAGAGAAAGCAATAATGGATGCAAAGTTGTTGGCGAAGATTTTATGTTAGCAACTGCTGCAGATATCGTTGCAGATCCTTCTGCTCCTGATGCATTTGTATCTGGAATTATGGAAGGAAAAGAATGGATTTGGGAAGGTGGAATTCTCCGCGAATCTCTCGCATCTCAAACAAAAAAACATATTAATACACTTGTAGATCAAAAAGTTCTTGAAGAACATAAATTAAATTTATTTAATGATTTCTTATCAAATCTTTAAGTTCTATAAATAAATACAGATTATCACCGATCTAATAACAAAAAACACATGTCCGTTGGTAGCAAATTAGACAAAATGGAAAAACTCGAAGAAAACGTGGTTACTAAAGGTGCAAAACCTGCAGAACCAATGCAAAAAATGTCAGGCGGGGAAGTAGAAGACCTAGGCGGTCCTACTCCCGAAAATTACAAACCTGATGACGATTCAGCAAAACTAAAAACACCTGGTGCAACACTTAAGCAAGTTAAAGATGTTGTTAATAAAGGAGCAAAACCTGCAGAGGGTGCTAAAGGTATGAAGGAAGAGGAAGAAGTTGAAGGCGATGTAGTCGCTGAAGACGAAGCAAAAACTGATGAAGTTGTTGCTGAATCCGAAGAATCTTCTACCGAAGAAACAGAAGTTGTTGCTGAAGCAGAAGAAACTACTGAAGAAGAAGTAATTGCTGAAGAGGAAGAAGAAGCAATTGATATCGATGCAGATATTAATGCTCTTATCGCAGGAGAGGAACTTTCCGAAGAATTCCAAGATAAAGCAAGAACAATCTTCGAGACAGCAATCAAATCTAAGGTTGCTACCGTTAAGGAAGAACTACAAAGTGCTTATGAAAAAGTATTAGTAGAAGAAGTAGAAGCGGTGAAAAAAGATTTGACAGCACGAGTCGATTCATACCTTGAGTATGTTGCCGATGAGTGGGTTAAAGAAAATCAACTCTCAGTCGAAGAAGGACTCAAAGCTGAAATGACTGATTCATTCTTAGACGGAATGAAGAAACTATTTGAAGAACATTATGTAACAATCCCTGAAGACAAATATGATGTCCTAGAGAGTATGGTAGATAAACTTGATGAAATGGAGTCAAAACTCAATGAGCAAATTGACAAGAATGTTAATTTGAACAAGAGATTAGCAGAATCCGTTGCTGATGTAATTTTTTCAGAAGTAACAGAAGGATTAGCACTTTCACAGAAAGATAAGCTCGCTAAACTTGCAGAAAATGTTGAGTTTGATAGTGAAGATACCTATAGAGAGAAACTAGTTAAATTGAAGGAATCTTATTTCCCATCAAACACTAGTGCTCCAAAGAAAGACGACTCTGATACCCTAATTTCTGAAGGGGTTGAAGAACCAGCTAAGCAGTATTCTACAAGAATGGATGCTTATCTTCAGACTCTAGGTAGAGTTGCCAAAAAGTGATTTTTAAATTATAAAATCAAACTCGTATAAAACTAAGCATAAAGGAAAATTCAAATGCAAATGTTCAACGCTGAACATCTACAGGAGAAGTGGGCACCGATTCTAGACCACGATGGTCTGGATCCAATCAAAGATTCACATCGAAGAGCGGTAACTGCGATTCTGTTAGAAAACCAAGAAAAGGCTGTAAACGAAGAAAGAGAATTCTTATCTGAGCAGCCAACAGTAAACACTGGATCAACATCATCTACAGCAGGTTTCTCTGCTGACGCATCATCACCTGTTGCAGGTTTTGACCCAGTCCTAATCAGTTTAATTCGTCGTTCTATGCCAAACTTGGTCGCTTATGACCTAGCTGGTGTACAACCAATGAACGGACCAACTGGTTTAATCTTCGCAATGCGTTCCAAGTTCCAGTCTATGGGTGGTTCAGAAGCATTGTTCGACGAAGCAGATACATCATTCTCTGGACAAAACTCAGGGTTTGATCTTGAAGGTACTAAGTACGTTGCCAATAGTGGTGGCGAATCCGTTGGTTTCGGTACAACTGGTCCTACAAGTGCTGCAAATCCAGGTCTTCTTAACCCAGAGGGTTCACAGGCTGCTACAACTTATCCTGTTGGTCAGGGTATGGGTACAGAGCAATCTGAAGATCTAGGTACATCTGGAGACGAGTTCAACCAGATGGCATTCAGCATCGAGAAAGTTACTGTGACTGCTAAGTCCAGAGCACTTAAAGCTGAGTACTCATTAGAACTTGCTCAAGACCTCAAAGCAATCCACGGATTGAATGCAGAAGCAGAACTTGCTAACATTCTTTCTACTGAGATTCTTGCTGAGATCAACAGAGAAGTTATCCGTACAGTATACAAAGCTGCTAAGTCTGGTGCACAGGCAAACGTTGCTTCAACTGGTACATTTGACTTAGACGTTGATAGTAACGGTAGATGGTCTGTTGAGAAGTTCAAAGGTTTGATCTTCCAGATCGAAAGAGATGCCAACGCAATCGCACAAGAAACAAGACGCGGAAAGGGTAACATGATCCTTTGTTCTGCTGACGTTGCTTCTGCATTAACAATGGCTGGTGTACTAGACTACACTCCTGCTCTTAACGCTAACCTTAACGTTGATGACACTGGTAATACATTTGCTGGTATCTTACAAGGTAAGTATAGAGTATACATCGATCCATATTCAGCAAACGTTGCTGCTGCGCAGTACTACGTTGTTGGATACAAAGGTTCTTCACCTTATGACGCAGGTTTATTCTACTGCCCATACGTTCCATTACAGATGGTTCGTGCAGTTGGAGAAAACACCTTCCAGCCAAAAATCGGATTTAAGACTCGTTATGGTCTTGTTTCCAACCCATTTGCTGAAGGAACAACTGCTGGTCTTGGTCGTATCACTGCTAATAGCAACAGATACTACAGAAGAGTTAGAGTTAACAACCTCATGTAATTCGGATATTACATATTTGTTTAACAAAGAGACCTTGACGGGTCTCTTTTTTTATGCTATGATATTGAGGTAATATACAAATATAAACATGAAAATTACTGAAAAATTTGAAATCGTTAGTTTCATTACAGATCAATATCTGCAAGAATCGATTCGTAGCATAGACTCTCATTTTGGAGATGGGTATGCAAAGAAAAATCCACAACTTGTTTCACAGATGATGGGAATCATGGATAATACATGTGGACGTAATGGTGGTAACATTGCTGAATATAGATAGTATGTTCGAGATGGATCAGAGACCTTAACAGGTCTCTTTTTTATTCTAAATAATTACTAGGAATTTAAAAAAGTAATGAAATCATACAAAGAGTTTAGTCGTAATTGTCCTAGTGGTTACAAGTTTGATAAAAAATTAGGTGCATGTGTACCAAAAGGTAATAGACATGTAAGTGTTGTTGGTCGTTATTTGGGAGGAAGACAAGACAATGATGATAGTAGCAATAAAAAAAATGGTTCTAATGGGAATGGGAACGGTAATGGTGGCAATGGGAATGGTAATGGTGGTTACAGCAACGGTGGAAATGGTGGTGGAAATGGTGGCGGTGGAAACGGTGGAGGCGGTGGTGGAGAATAGTATTGATAAATAACTACAAATATTGCGTTCAAAATGAAACCTACACCTAGAGAAGCACAAAAAATCAAGGCACAATATGAGTCTGTTGTTGACCATTTGATAAAAGAAGGATACGCAGATGATAAAGAGTCTGCAGATAATATCATCAAAGGAATGAGTCAAGATTGGTTTAATATCATTATCGATTAATAATGGCAACTGCATTTGCAAATCAAATACAGAATAGAAATTTTTTAACTCCAGTTGGATTTAAATTTACTTTAGGAAAATATCCAAAAGTTGATTTTTTATCAATGTCTGCTAATATACCTGATATAAGTCTAGCAACACAAATCCAACCATCATATCTAAAAGATATTGATGTACCTGGCGAGAAGATATCTTATGGGGATTTTTCTCTAACTTTCCTCGTAGATGAAAACTTGGAAAACTTTTCAATAATCCATAAATGGATGAAAAGACTTGGTTTTGCACAAAGTACCCAAGACTATAAGACATTAACAACGAATGATGATGGTGTACAGGATGGAAAGGAAGCATTTAGTGATGGAACTCTTCAAATTTTGAATAGTAACTTCCAACCAGTCGCACAAGTTAAGTTTATTGATTTATTTCCTATATCTCTAAGTGGATTAACATTTGATGTTTCAGAAACTGACATAGACTACTTTACAGCAGAGGTATCTTTCAGGTATACTATATACGAGCTCAATGATATGCTTGGCAAAGAACTTTAATTAAATAATCTTTATTATGGATCTTGATAAGATTCAGGAAATGTGGGAGAAAGATTCTCGCATAGATCCTGATAATTTACATGATGAATCACTAAGAATTCCACAACTACACTCTAAGTATTATACTCTTTATAATACTATTACTCTAATGCGAGAAAAAGCAAGAGTTACTCAGAATGAAATAAATTTAGATAGATACAGATATTATACAGGTAAGGCAACTGTAGAGACTTACGCAGAAGAACCGTTTCCATATAAGATCAGAGAGAAAGAAGCACTCCAAAAGTACATGGAGGCAGACGAGAGACTGGCAAAGATAAATCTTAAGGTAAAATACTATGATACTACCCTAAAGTTCTTAGAAGAGATTATAAGGGCAGTGTCGAACCGTACATATCAAATAAAAAATGCCATTGAATGGCAGAAATTTCAGTCTGGATTTAATTGATAAATAGACCAGATGTGGAGATATTATGTCTCATTTGGTTATTTCCAAGAAGAATGAAGTATATTTAAATGTTGAGGCAGAACCTCATGTTTATTATGAATTAGCAGATCAGTTTACTTTTGAAGTACCTGGCGCAAAGTTTTCACCTGCTTATAAAAATAAGTATTGGGATGGAAAGATAAGGTTATTTAATACACAAACGAAGCAAATATATGTTGGACTATTAGATAAAGTAATACAATTCTGTGCTGATCATAATTATACTTATGCTTTTCAACCAAGCAAGTTCTATGGTCTACCCTTTGAAGTGAATGAGCAGATCTCACCAGAGGGTGTTAAAGACTATATGCAAGCAATTTGTAAGATCAAACCACGTTCTTACCAAGTAGAGGGAGTATACGACGCTCTAAGGCATAATAGAAAGTTGTTGATATCCCCAACTGCATCGGGTAAGTCTCTGATGATATATTCGATTGTTCGATATTTTGTTGAACGCAAGCAAAATACTCTGATAATTGTTCCGACGACTTCGTTAGTAGAACAGATGTATAAAGACTTTGCAGACTATGGCTGGGACGTAGGTTCATTTTGTCATAAAATTTACGCAGGAAAAGAAAGAGAGACAGACTCTCAAGTCATTATTACTACTTGGCAATCAATCTACAAACTCCCCAGAAAGTATTTTGAGAGATTCTCTGTTGTAATAGGGGATGAAGCTCACCAATTTAAATCAAAGTCATTAATATCTATAATGACAAAACTTGCCGATACCAAATATCGTTACGGTTTCACAGGAACTCTTGATGGAACTCAAACTCATAAATGGGTTTTAGAAGGTTTATTCGGTCCCTCATACAAAATCATTAAGACCGAAGAATTAATGAAGAAGGGACATGTTGCTACTTTGGATATTAATGTTCTTCTATTGAAACACCCACCGAATAAATTTGAAAACTTTGAAGAAGAAGTTCAATATATTATTAACCATGAAAGAAGAAATAAATTTATACGTAACTTAGCATTAGATCTAAAAGGTAATACTTTAATCTTATTTGCTAGAGTAGAAGGGCATGGACAACCCCTTTTTGATTTAATAAATAGTAATGTTCTAGAACAACGTCATGTATTCTTTGTTCATGGCGGGGTAGATACAGCAGATAGAGAAAAGGTTCGTTCCATTACAGAAACTGAAAACAATGCTATAATAGTAGCATCGTATGGAACATTTAGTACTGGTATCAACATTAAAAACTTGCATAATGTCATTTTTGCTTCTCCTTCTAAATCACGAATACGGAACCTACAATCAATTGGTAGGATTCTTAGAAAGGGGAGCAACAAGACCAAAGCAACTTTATATGATATCGCTGACGACATATCCTTCAAATCCAGGAAAAATTACACACTTAATCACTTAATTGAAAGGATTAAGATTTACAACGAAGAAAAATTTAATTATGACATTGTCAACATACCTTTAAAAAAATAATGGGCGAAGAGTTCTACTGCATATTAAAATTAGTTTCTGGAGAAGAAATCATCTCATTGATTACAATCGATGAGACAGGAGATGAAGCTATAATAATTGCACAGAGTCCTCTTATAATGAAAATACAGTATGGAGCAGAAGGAAGTTCTTATATAAAAGTTAAGTCTTGGATGGATTTATCCGATGAAGATATATTTTTAATTAAACCTGATAAAGTCATTACTATGACTGAGACTAAAGATCAAAAATTAATTGATATTTACAATGACTTTATAAAGGACGATGATCAAGATACTTTTTCTACTACTGGAAAAATTGCAGTAACTAGTGAAATGGGACTACTAGGTAAAGTTGATAATGCTAGAATAAAATTGGAAACTATTTTTAATATGAAACTTCTTCCTCCTTCAGATCCTAAAGAATCTGAATAATATAGCTATTATTACCCTTGAACCTCTACAAAGGTTATTGTACATAGTTTCAAGCACCTTGTCAAGTCATTGTTTTTGTGATACAATAAACACAGTAAGGGAGATAGCAATGCTATGCCAAAGAAAAAGTCGGAGCACTACGTTAACAACAAAGAGTTTTTAGAAGCACTAATTGTTTATAGAACAAAAGTAGAAAATGCGAAAGAGAATGATTTACCAAAACCACGTATAACAAACTATCTTGGAGAATGTTTTTTAAAGATAGCAACACATTTGTCATATAAACCGAATTTTGTTAATTATATGTTTCGTGAAGACATGATATCTGATGGTATCGAGAATTGTGTTCAATACATTTATAATTTCAATCCAGAAAAATCAAGAAATCCTTTTGCTTATTTTACTCAAATAGTTCACTATGCATTTCTAAGAAGAATACAAAAGGAAAAGAAACAATTAGATATTAAAACAAAGATAATAGAAAAAACTGGTTACGATGAAGTAATGGTTGTGGAAGATGGTGCATCTGGGACAAGTTCCGACTATAATACTATTAAAGATAATATTGTATACAAGACTAATAGATGAGAGTTGCGATCATAACAGATACTCACTACGGTGCTAGGAAGGGTTCTAAACACATACACGATTATTTTGAACTATTCTATAAGAATGTCTTCTTTCCGTCTTTAGAAGAGCATAATATAGACACTGTGATTCATATGGGAGATATGTTTGATAGTAGGAAAGCAATAGACCTACAAAGTTTAGAATGGTCTAAGAAAGTAGTATTTGAACCATTAAAGAAATATAAGGTATATGCAATTGTTGGTAATCATGATTGTTATTATAAGGATACTAACTATGTCAATTCTCCAGAATTACTTTTAAATAATTATTCTAATATTGAGATGTATTCATCTCCTTCAGAAATAAATGTAGGTGGATTAGATATTTTACTTTTACCATGGATCAATTCTCAAAACATTGATGATACTGAAAGAGTAATTGCTAATACAAAAGCAAAGGTTGCTATGGGACATCTTGAGATGAACGGTTTCCAGGCAACTCGTGGTCATGTTATGGAAAATGGTACTGATGTTAGTCTTTTCGATAAGTTTACTAGAGTATATTCTGGACATTTTCATACTAGATCAAATGATGGAAAAATATATTACTTAGGTAATCCTTATGAGATGTTCTGGAATGATGTCAACGATCCTAGAGGTTTTCATATATTTGATACAGAGACTTTAACTCATACTCCAATAAATAATCCATATAAGTTATTTTATAACATATATTATGAAGATACCCCACATCAACTATTTGATTTTACAGAATATGATAATAAAATTGTAAAAGTAATTGTTCGCCAAAAAACGAACAATAGAAACTTTGAGAGATTTATAGATAAACTTTATTCCTGTGGGGTACAGGATCTTAAGATAGTTGAAAATTTTCAGTTGCAAGAAAATGAAGAATTTGCTATAAGTGAAGAAGAAAATACAATTACCATATTGAATCGTTATGTTGATGAATCTGAGATAGATCTTGATAAGTCTAAAATCAAAGGTATCCTTCAAGATATCTACAAACTAGCTCGCGAGGTAGCAGAATAATGTACATGCTTACACTTAAAGAACGTACTACAGATGGTGCATATGCGATTGCAGATAAAAATGGAGAAAAAGTTCTCCTTATGTTTGAAGAAACTGATGATGCTGAAAGATATGCTATGTATCTAGAAAATGATGAAAAATTTACTAATCAGATGATTGTTGTTGAAGTTGATGATGATCTTGCTGTAAAAACTTGTAAAATGAACAATTACAAGTATTCAATTGTAACTTCTAATGATTTTGTTCTTCCTATATTATGATTGTTTTTAAAAAAATACGTTGGAAAAATTTCTTGAGCACTGGTAATCAATTTACAGAAGTTGATTTTCTAGAGTATCAGACTAATTTGATTGTTGGAACGAATGGTGCAGGTAAGTCTACAATATTAGATGCTCTTACTTTTGCATTATTTAATAAACCATTTCGTAAAATTAATAAATCTCAATTAGTAAACACTATTAATGAGAAGGAAACTCTTGTTGAAGTTGATTTTGAAGTTAATAATAGAGAGTATATAATTCGTAGAGGAATAAAACCAAATGTATTTGATATCCAAGTAAATGGAGAGTTATTGCATAGAGAGGCAGATGATAGAACTAACCAGAAAATTTTAGAGGAAAATATATTAAAAGTTAATTATAAGTCTTTTACTCAAATTGTTATATTAGGTAGTAGTGCATTTGTCCCCTTTATGCAACTAACTTCACCTAATCGTAGAGAAGTTATTGAAGATCTTCTTGATATTAGAATTTTCTCTTCTATGAATAACTTCTTGAAAGATAAGGTTAGAATAGAAAAAGAACAAATTAGGTCTTTAACTTTAAAAAAAGATAATATTAAAGATAAAATGCTCATGCAAGAGAACTTCATGAAGGAGTTGGAAGAGCAGGGAAAGGTTAGTGTAAAATCAAATCAAGATAAAATTGTTACCCTTTTGGATGATTCGGATAGTTGTTCTGATGGTAACAAAAAGTTAGAAAGTAATGTTTCTGAACTAACAAAAGAACAAGAAAAATTATCTGGATCTAGTCAAAAGTTACTGAAACTTAACAATCTTAAGGGTAAAATTACCCAAAAAGTATCGACAATAACAAAGGAGCATAAGTTTTTTAGCGAGAATGTAACATGCCCTACATGTACGCAAACAATAGAAGAATCGTTTCGTTTAAATAGAATTGACGACGTTCAATCTAAAGCAAAGGATCTCAATAAAGGTTTAAAAGAACTGGAAGAGACTATAGAATCAGAACGAGAAAGAGAACGTCTCTTCACCAAACTATCAAAGGAGATTACTAAACTCAACAATGGCATTTCTCAAAACAATACTAGGATATCTGGATACCAACGACAAATCCGAGATCTGGAATCTGAAATTCAAAGAATTACCGAGCAATCTAAAAACAGAAATACTGAACATGAGAAACTAACAGAGTTTAAAGAAAATCTTGATAACACTTTCAAGAATCTAGCTGATAAAAAACAAGAGATAACTTATTACGATTTTGCATATTCCTTACTAAGGGATGATGGAGTAAAGACGAAGATAATTAAAAAGTATCTTCCCTTTATAAATCAGCAAATAAATCGTTATCTACAAATGATGGACTTCTACATCAACTTCACCCTTGATGAAGAGTTTAAGGAAACAGTACAGTCTCCTATCCATGAAGATTTTTCCTATGCTTCTTTTAGTGAAGGAGAAAAGATGAGAATTGATTTGGCACTACTCTTTACTTGGAGGGAAGTTGCTAGAGTTAAGAACTCTGTAAATACCAATTTATTAATCATGGATGAAGTATTTGATAGTTCATTAGATGGTTTTGGAACTGAAGAGTTTCTCAAAATCATCCGTTATATAATTAAAGATGCGAACATCTTTGTTATATCCCATAAGACAGACTTGTTAGACAAATTTGAAAGTGTCACAAAGTTTGATAAAATAAAAGGATTCTCTCGTAAAATATCCTAAGAACAATGAACACACCTAACTGGCAACATCACTCTAAGAAAGAGCAAAAGCGAACGCTCAAACCTCAAGCAATGCGACAAGCTAGGGCAAGAGTAAGACAATTAAAAAAGTGTCACATTAACCGTCCCAAGGGGCGGTTTCGTTGTTATTATGGATATATCAGACAAAAACACACATGACAGTTCAACACGAAATCAAATCTCAACTAGCAAAGTTACTTGCTACAGAAGATCTTATTGTAGAGCATAAGAAAGTAGAGACCGCATATTTTAATGTCACCTCTCGTGTTCTAACACTTCCCCTATGGGATAAGGCAAGTAATACCGTTTATGATATGCTTGTTGGACATGAAGTAGGACATGCTCTATACACACCTGATGAAGAGTGGTGGAAGAAGTATGAAGTGCCACCAAGTTTTGTCAACATCGTTGAAGATGTTCGTATTGAGAAGTTAATGAAACGTAGATATGCAGGACTTTCTAAGTCTTTTTACTATGGATATCAAGAGTTGAATGATAACAACTTCTTTTCTATTGATCCTGATAATCTTGAAGAAATGGGTTTTGCTGATAGAATAAATTTACATTTTAAGATTGGTAATTTTGTTGATGTACCTTTCTTAAATGATAGAGAACATGAAATCGTTTCTATAATAAATGCTACAGAATCTTTTGAGGATGTATTGAAAGCAACTCATATTTTATATGAATACTGTCAAGAACTTCAAGATGCAAAAGAGAAAGAAGAGTTAGATATAAGTACAGATAGTAATGATCTTGGATTCAATTTACCTAGTAACTCTAATGGTTCTGGAGAATCTGAAGTACCAGATTTCCCAGAGGGAGAGGATCTATCAGAAGGAAAGGGATCAGCAGAAGAAAAAGCAGAAGGAGAAAACAAAGAAGTATTTGAACAGACACCTGATCAAAATATCATAGATCCAAATCAACCTTGGGATCAGGCAGAAATGAATGAAGCATGGGCAGGAATGGAAGGTGGTAATTCTGAGTTAGAGTTAGATACTGTTGAAGCATTTGAAGAAGCAATGAAAAAGTTATCAAATATGGCATCAGGACAAGAGAGTGTTTACGTTGAAATGCCAAAGATAGATGATGAGAAATTAGTTGTTTCAAATGAGTATATTCATAATATGATAGATGCAGATTGGAACAGACAAGATGCAGAACATCAAGAAAGATCATATAAAAACGAAATAAATGGTTTAAGACCTTCTAGACCATTGTTTGAGAAAGTAGATACTGAGTTTGTTCAGTTCAAAAGAAATGCTGCAAAAGAAGTAAGTTATCTTGTTAAAGAGTTTGAGTGTAAGAAATCTGCATCTGCATATGCTCGTGCTACTACATCTAGAACTGGAGTTCTTGATTGCACTAAACTTCATACTTACAAATATAACGAAGATCTATTCAAAAAAATTACAACTCTACCAGAAGGTAAAAATCATGGTCTAATCTTTCTCTTAGATTGGTCTGGTTCAATGTCTCATGTAATGATGGACACAGTAAAGCAATTACTAAATTTAATATGGTTCTGCAAAAAAGTTAATATACCTTTTCAAGTATATGCTTTCACTAATTCATTTCCTATTCATAGATATAGAGAAGAGGTTTTTGGACAAGAAGTTTGTGGTGAGTATGCTACTAGTAGACCAGATCCAAAAGTATATGAAAAGAGAGAAGGAGTATTTCAAATAGATGAGGGATTCTGTTTAATGAATTTACTTTCTAGTAAGGTAAAAACAAAAGAGTTAGATAAGCAAATCAAAAATTTATTCCGTATTGCTTATACCTTTGCTTACAGATCATTTGATTACAACTATCCAGTTAGAACTCCTCATGGAATGGGATTATCAGGAACACCCTTAAACGAATCATTAATTGCATTCAATTCTATTATTCCAAAATTTCAAAAAGAAAATGGAGTTGAGAAAGTTCAATGTGTTATTCTTACTGATGGAGAGGCACATCCATTATCATACCATCGCGAAGTACAAAGAGATTGGGAAGAAAAACCTTATATGGGTACAAGACATGTACATGATAATTGCTATGTAAGAGATCGTAAGACAGGACATACTTATCCTGTAGACTCAGACTACAAATCATTTACTGAAGTTATACTAAGACATCTAAGAAATAGATTTCCTGATACTAACTTTATAGGTATTCGTATTCTTGATAGTAGAGAACATAGTTATTTCATTCGTCGTTATGTTGGTGCATTTGGTGATGCATTTGATAAAGCAATGAAACAATGGAAGAAAACAAAAAGTTGTACTGTCTCAGATGTAGGCTATAACAAGTATTTTGCATTATCTTCATCAGCACTTGCTAATGATGCTGAGTTTGAAGTTAAGGAAGATGCGACTAAAGCACAAATCAAATCTGCCTTTACTAAAAGTCTAAAAGGTAAAAAGATGAACAAAAAAGTCCTAGGGGAATTTATAGAACTTATTGCTTGAATAAATACTGTTGGAATAATTGAGTTAGAACAATGAGTAGATTCGGGAATTTGATAGGAGGAGAGTCAACTCCAGAAGTGGCACCTGTTGATACAGCACCTTCATCAGTAGAACCAGTAGTAGAACCTATTGAAACAGTAGTAGATGGTGATGTGGTTTTAGATTTTAGTTCTATGACAAAATTAGAACTAGAAGAATATGGTCGTACAATAGGTATTGAGTTAGACCGAAGAAGAAGCAAAGATGTTTTAATAGAGCAATTGATAGAAAAGTTGGGAGAATAAAAACCAATTAACAAACTGTCACACACCCCCTACACAAGGGGTGTTTTTTTGTGTATTATAATAATAGTTACATACATACATCATGGCGACACCCGCACAATTCCAACTTAAAATGACTCAAGATCAAGCAATTGATGGACTTAGAAATGCATACGGAAATGAACTAACTTCTGCAGATATCAAAGCATTCTGTGCAATGAACGATATTGGTTATCCAACAGTTTGTAAGAAGATAAAGCAATTCAAAGTTTCTAAAGGTAGATGGAATCTTACTGTTAAAGAGAAGAAAGAAAATCTTGAAGCAACGTTTGCTGCTCCTGCAGTTGTCCCTGATGCAGAAAGAAGTCTTGTTCCAGACAATGATAGTACTTTTGTTAAGTTTGGTCCTTTTCCAGACATCAAAAAGATAATACAATCAAATCAATTCTATCCCACATTCATTACTGGATTATCTGGTAATGGTAAAACATTCTCTGTAGAGCAAGCATGTGCTCAACTTAAGAGAGAAATAATTCGTGTAAACATTACTATTGAAACAGATGAAGATGATCTTATTGGCGGTTTCCGTCTTGTTAATGGTGCCACAGTCTGGCATAACGGACCCGTTATCGAAGCACTCGAACGAGGTGCAATCTTGCTCCTTGACGAGATCGACCTTGCCTCTAACAAGATTCTCTGCCTTCAATCAGTCCTTGAGGGAAATGGAGTTTTTCTTAAAAAAATTGGAAGATTCGTTAAGCCAGCTAGAGGATTCAACATACTCGCCACCGCAAATACTAAAGGTAAGGGTTCAGACGACGGAAGATTTATTGGAACTAACGTGCTCAATGAAGCCTTCCTCGAAAGATTCCCAGTAACATTCGAGCAAGCATATCCTGCACCTGCACATGAAGTAAAGATACTAAATAACGTTGCTGAATCTTTGGGTATTAAAGAACTTGATTTCACAAAAAGATTGGTTGATTGGGCAGACATTATCCGTAAAACATTTTATGATGGTGGTGTCGAAGAGATAATCAGTACTCGTCGTTTAGTGCATATCATTCGTGCATATGCTATCTTTAATAAAAAGGATAAAGCAATTCAAGTATGTGTAAATCGTTTCGATGAAGAGACAAAGCAATCATTCTTAGAGTTATACGATAAGGTAGATGCTGATGTTGATTTCAATAATGAATCTGATGAAACAGTATAAAAAGTATTATGACCTTTATGAGGAACAACCTTATAAAGGTTTCATGAGGGGTAATCTGGAAAACCGAATTAGTATGACAGTACTATGGGTTTACCTAGTTATATTTGGACTCATGTTTATTCGCGGTCTTATCTTATTTTTAAATAGATGAATATCTGGAAAAACTATAAAGACATCTTACACGAAACGTTCCCTCTGCATAACGCAGTAGGGAGCGTTTGGGCTAATTGGAAATCTAAAGATACTAACCTATTAGCTAGAACTTACACTGCACAACATTTCATAAAATCAAGGGAGGTAGAAATCTGGAATGAAAAATCTTGCATTTATAACAACATCATCTATCCTAAAACAGGCAGTAATCTTCCATGTTTTGGTATGGATCTTATGGGATTCTTTGACAAAAAGGTCATTATTGTCTTTGACTTTCAACATCCTGTAGAAAACTATTCATTTTCTGTAGAGGGATTACCTGTTTATGAAGGGGATTATAGATTCTTTGAAATAGGTAATCATTTCTCAAAAAACATATACATTGCTAAGTGCACTATGTCTGAAGTTGATGAACATCTTGAAATGTTTAAGACATACTTGACAAAGTACAGGGATATGATAGAATTAGAGAAACCAACTGGTTTAGATACCAGTTTTTATAAAGACTTTGATACTTATATGACTAAACTTGATCCAGTATCAGGATATCTGAAAGGAAAGTTTGGTGGTGAAAAAGCAGAAAGTCTTGTAAACGATTTCTTATTTACTTATGGTTAATGCGTGGAGTTTAGCATGGGAGGCACTATACGGAAATATGGACAAAACTTACCCCATTAAAAATGATGATGATGGTCTTGACTACGAAAATGATTACTATGGAGACTATATGGCAGAAGTAGATGATCAAAGAGCACATCATTTCACAAATGCTCACTCCCCATATAATGATGGGTGGACAAGAGAATATCATCAAGAACAATTAGATAAAATGGATCAAGATTTTTACGAACCAAAAAGAGCACACTTCTACAAATATCATGAAGAAGAAATTTTAAAAGATATTGAGGAGTATGTATCTCTAACATATCAAGGACATTATACAGGTAAGTCTCATGAGTACCGCAATGTTCAAACGATTGATTTGATGGCATCAAAAGAACTTGCTGCTTCATTTTGCCAAGCAAATATATTAAAATATGGTAGTAGATATGGAAACAAAGACGGAAAGAATAAAAAAGACTTGATGAAAGTCGTACATTATGCTATGCTGTTATTACACTTCGATGGGCATTATGGAAAACCTCCTACATCGACAGGGAATATTGACCAAATCGACCATAACATGCCTTAACTGAAAACCAAATTATGAAACTATCTGACAAAACTCTAACCATTCTTAAAAACTTTGCAGGAATTAATAATTCTATTCTTGTAAAAGAAGGAACACATTTACGTACTATTTCTGTTGCTAAGAATATTCTTGCAGAAGCAGAAATTAAAGAAGAGTTTCCTAGACAATTCGGAATATATGATTTAAACCAATTCTTAAATGGATTGAGTTTACATTCAGATCCTGATCTCGATTTTACTAAAGATTCATATCTTGATATTAAAGAAGGAAAAAGAAGAGTAAAATATTTCTTTGCAGATCCTAATGTTATTATTTCTCCACCTGAGAAAGAAATATCACTTCCAACAACTGATGTTTGTTTTAATTTAGATAGCACATCCTTAGAAAAACTATTGAAAGCAGCTGCAGTTTATCAACTTCCTGATTTCTGTGTTGTTGGTAAAGATGGTGTAGTTAAATTAGTAGTTAGAGATAAAAAGAATGACACATCTAATGAGTATGCGATAGAAGTTGGAGAAACAGAAAATACATTTACCTTTAATTTCAAAGTAGAAAATATAAAGATTATTCCTGGTTCTTATGAAGTAATAGTCTCATCTAAATTACTATCTAAGTTTCAGAATACACAATACGATCTTAAGTATTTTATAGCATTGGAACCTGATTCTGTATTCGAGTAATGCAAAAAGAAGTATTTTTTACTGCAGAAGAGATGCAAATCATTAGGGTTTGTTTAGGAAATGCACCTACTCCTTATGATGTAGGGAAAGGTGCAAAAGCATTAAAAATTCTTCAAGAAAAAGTAGGTAAACCAATACCTTTAAAAGGAGAACCTTTACCTTTAGTTGAATGTGATTTAACCAAGTACGATAAATGAACAACATCGGATTAGAAGTTGTCTTTTGGACAATCTTAGCACTTTATCTTTTAACAAAGTTGGGAGTATTTAAAAAATGAAACTAACACAAGAAATGATCGATAAAATCCAAGAGTTGATGAACCATACTAAGAAGGATGGTACAACAAACTGGTTGGATGGTGATGACATCAAGATCAGTCTATCAGGAACCTTTGCTGCTGATAGATTTATCGTTATTGGAAATGAATCTAAGAAACCATGGGTTCCTGCTGCACCACATCCTTATTTTGATTATGAGAAAAAGGTGTTTACTAAAAGTGGTAGAGAAGAATATATGAAAGAGCAGAAGAAGAATGAAAAGGTATAAAGCAAGAGTTTTTATTAGACTAAGACAATCAGTATCTGATGCTGCAGGAAATGCGGTGAGAGCAAATGCAAATAGAGTTGCACCTGATATTATAATAGAGAAATTAAGAATTAATAAAATTATTGAACTAATCTGTGAAGCAGAAAGTGAAGAGAAAGCAAGAGAACAATTGGATTTATTAAGTGATAGATTATTTGCAAATGTTGTAATTGAAGATTGGGAATATGATCTATTAGAAGTAGGACCTCATTTTAATCCTGAGTCCACAGGTGGTATATAAAGAAATTATTAATTAATATTGTCAAAAGGTAAATATTCTGTTATACTAAAAGTAAGAAATTGTTATACACATGAACACACCTGCTGATCGCATCGCAGATGCACTTGAAAGAATTGCAACTATTCTAGAAACTGGTGCACACATCAATATTGATCATGGGCACATTGAGCATATTGATCACGTAGACCATGCCACTATTGATAATGGTGACATTAATACACATCCTAAAACTTTTTAAGATGAATATTTTTGTAACTGATCCTGATCCTGTTAAGTCGGCAGAAGTTTTGCCTGATAAACATGTGGTCAAGATGCCATTAGAGACTTGTCAAATGTTGGCAGTGGTTTACTCTAAATGGTATTATGATTGGGGTAATGATTTATTACCCAAGAAAGATGGAACACCATATACTACAGAGAAGGGTGCATTTCGTAATCATCCTTGTACTATCTGGGCAGCACAAAGTATTGCTAATACTGCTTGGTTGATTCAACATGGTTTTGGATTACTTGAAGAGTATACTCACAGATATGGAAAGATACACTCTTGTCAAACTGCTATGAATGCAGCAGAGAAAGTGTTTGAAAAAAAGACAGGAAGAACATTACTATGCCACAAAGAAGCAACACCATTCGCATTTGCAGGACCAGATGTATTTAAATATGACACAAGCCTTGACACTATTACTGCTTACAAAAATTACATTAGCAGCAAACCTTGGGCTTCATCTAATTATCTTCGTGACCCATCCAAGAAACCGAATTGGTTATGACTAGACTATGGAGAATATGGAAGTATGCACTCGGATCATTCTCAGACGAAAGAACAAAAAAGTACGATAATCACGTTGTTATGGTACGGACTTTTATATTTGTTACCTACTTTATTACTAATTGCTTTATTATTAGCGGAGTAATCCGACACTGGTATGACTAACTTAATTGAAAAAAACGATCCACGTTACTTTTCTGAAACAAGTAGTGAATCTTATGATCGTCATCATTACAAAATAGTTTCTGCAACTAAAACTTTTGTTGTAGAATCTTGGGAAGAAGCACAAGAATGGTGGTGGAATAATTGCCACTCACCAACAATTAAAGGTGCAGTTATCCATGTTATTGATAAACCAAAGACAAAGAAAAAATCCAAAGGATTTTAAATGAGTATAAAAATCTGTTCAAAGTGTAATGCAAAATGGATAGGTGGGCAGTTCTACTGGTCTACAGGTAAAATGGGATGTCCTCATGATTTAGCAGGATTAGTTTGTAATGAAGCAGATCATAATGAATGTATAAACCCATGCAAAGGATCTACAAGTGGACAGACATGGGAACAACGTCGTTACTATCTTGATAGACTTAATGATTTGGGTTCTGAGAAAGATGATGATACTTAAATGTAAAGATTGATTGCACAAATAACCTATTTTGGTTACAATGTAATCATACATAGTAAATATAGAAAATTATGGAGATTTTAAGAATGATGTTATTTGCATCGCACCCATCTGTTTACACGTTACCAGGTACATGGGAAGCACAACCAATGGTTTCAACTGATGTTCTTTACAGTACAACAGTTGGCATGGCATCATTTGGTATAATCACAATTGCAGCAACAGTAATATCAATGTTAGCATTAAAAGGAAAAAGAAAAAGAATTTGACTTATTGATCTTTTTATTATATTATGTGTAAATGAGTGATTTTATATGGGTCGAAAAATATCGACCACAAACAATTGAAGACTGCATTCTTCCAGACAGTATAAAGAAAACATTTCAGGATTTCCTAAATACAGGAGAAATACCTAATATGTTACTAGCTGGACCTCCAGGTGTAGGTAAGACTACGGTAGCAAAAGCACTATGCAACGAACTGGGAGCAGATTTCTATGTCATCAATGGATCCGATGAAGGAAGATTCCTCGACACGGTACGAAATAACGCAAAAAACTTTGCATCTACTGTATCGTTGTCTTCGGAGGCGAAGCACAAGGTCATCATCATTGATGAAGCAGATAACACAGGGAACGATGTACAGCTCTTACTTAGAGCGTTTATTGAAGAGTTCGCAGGGAATTGCAGATTCATCTTTACGTGCAACTACAAGAATAAAATACTCGAACCACTCCACTCAAGGTGTGCTGTGGTTGAGTTCAATATTAAGGGCAAAGAGAAGCAAGAAATAGCAGCAAAGTTTTTTCAAAGATTACTTTATATTTTAGATAAAGAAAAGGTAGAAGCAGATAAGAAAGTTTTAGTAGAATTAATAAACAAACATTTTCCAGATTGGAGAAGGGTTCTTAATGAATGCCAGAGGTATTCTGTTAGTGGAAAGATAGATACTGGTATATTAGCTGCTTTCTCAGACGTTGCTGTAAATGATCTCCTTAAAAATCTCAAAGAAAAAAACTTTTCGGAAGTTCGTAAGTGGGTTGTTTCCAACATGGATAATGAAACTTCTATGTTATTGCGTCGCATTTACGATAGCTTATATGGTGCCTTGGTCAGTAGCAGTATACCTGCTGCTGTCCTTATTATTGCAAAATATCAGTACCAAATTGCGTTCGTCGCAGATCAAGAAATTAATCTTCTGGCAGCGTTAACTGAAATCATGGTTGAGTGTGAATTTAAGTGATTCAAGTTTTAGAAAATCCCAAAACAGAAAACTATGAAAAATTTAAAAAGTTTGTTCTCTCAAATGAGTTTCCGTGGAGACATAATGTATCAACAAATATGCCTTTCTATAGTCATGTATTTTTACAGAGACCAGAACTGAACGGATATTCAGAATCTCATTCCAAATGGACTAATCAAAATCTTATTGTTATGAGTGAACTTGTGGATTATAATGGTCTATATAAAGATCTTCCATATTTTTTCTTGAGATCAAATGCAAATGCTACTCATCCTGATGCAGGGCATCAATACTCAGATCCACATATAGATCATCCACATACACCCCATTCTAATTTAATTGTTTATCTAACTGATACTGATGGAGAAACAATTGTGGAGAATAAGAAACATTCTCCAAAAGAAGATGATGTAATTCTTTTTACAGGAAAGCATTATATGAAAAGACCAAGCAAAGGTCGAAGAGTAATTTTAATTTCTACACTATTTGGAGAATACTAATGAACGTAAAACTAATCCGTATGTGGTCTGGCGAAGATGTAATCGCCAATCTTGTTAAAGAGGATTCTGAATCAATATCAATCACAGATCCAATTGTGGCAGTTCCTTCACAACAAGAAGGACAAATAGGATTTGCCCCTTGGTCTCCTTTACTTGAAAAGGATGAACTTGAAGTTGTTAAAAGGTATGTTGTATACATTGCAAATCCCCAAGAAGAGATTATCGAACAATATAACTTGATGTATGGTAAGATACAAAAACCTAGTAAAAAATTAATTCTGTAAATGGATCTTCAAAACAAAATCGATAGTGCTAAGACTAGGATTCTAGAATTAGAATCCCTCATAGGATATTGGGAAAAAGCGAAGAGTAGACAAGAAGAGAAAAATAAGGTAGAATAGAATATACAGAATAGTATACAAATGACTGTATCAAAAACAAAAGTAAAAGCACAAGTTAAATCAAGGTGGTATTACTATTTCTGGGGAACCGCAACCATTGCAGTTGTAACAGGACAAGTTTATGTTGGAAATGGTTTCCGTAGAATGGCAGACTCATTCGATGAATCGTTAAAAACTCCTCTACTGATTACTATACCTCAGTTAGAAGATTCTTCTCCATATCAATCTCCTAGAAATAGTGGAGGTTATCCTGTAATTCCAGATCGTAAAATATTAGGACAAATGGAGATTGAAGGATAAGCATTATGAAGATTGATACTCAAGGAATGTCATTTGGAACTGAAAAGAGTGGTGGTAAATCATTACAAGAACAACGTGATGCCATCCCACCTATGGTGGTTAATAAAATGAATCTTATATCGGACGCACTTAAAATAGAATTAAAACAACTCATCAATGAAGTCCTTGATGAAAGAAAATACATCATAATGCAAGAAGAACCTAAACCTGTTGGAGAGGAACAATAATATGCATCTTAATTTAGATCCTGATTTTACCTTTGGTATATCAATTGCAGTCATTACTGTTTTGTTAACAGCATATGGTGTATATAAAGGATTCTTTGCTAATGAAAATTTAACAGATCCTTGGGACGATCATGACGACTAAATCACACAAAACTCCACTTCGTTATCCTGGTGGCAAGTCTCGTGCTTGTACTAAGATGGATCAATACTTTCCAGATCTTAGAAATTATACTGAGTTTAGAGAACCTTTTTTAGGTGGTGGTAGTGTAGCAATTCATATTGCAAAAAAGTATCCCCATCTTAAAATTACAGTAAATGATTTATATGAACCATTATATAATTTTTGGATTCAGTTACAAACATTTGGAGACGAATTAACAGACGCTATAAAAGATTTTAAATCATCTTATCCAGAACCAGATTCAGCAAGAGAATTATTTGTTGAATCTAAAGAGTTGGTAAACGATAAAAGTATTAATAGTTTAGAACGTGCTGCTAGATTTTATGTTGTTAATAAGTGCTCTTTTAGTGGACTAACAGAAAGTTCTTCATTTTCCCAACAGGCATCTGTTTCTAATTTTTCATTGAGAGGTATTGAAAAGTTACCTGGTTATTCTGAAATAATATCTGGTTGGAATATAAATCAATATTCATATGAATATCTACTAAAGAATGATTTACATGATGGTATCTTTATATACTTAGATCCTCCATATGATATAAAAGATAATTTGTATGGTAAGAAAGGGGAAATGCATAAACGATTTGATCATGATCTATTCGCAAAAGATTGTCAAGATTCTAATATTGATATGATGATTAGTTATAATGCTAGTCAATTAGTTAAGGATCGTTTTGTTGACTCTAAATGGAATGCAGCTGAATTTGATATGACTTATACTATGAGATCTGTTGGAGAATATATGAGAGAACAAAAACAAAGAAAGGAGTTATTGTTAGTAAACTATAAAACAAATCAACCAAAACTGGAATTTAGTTTTGATGGGTGTTATAATTATGATAAATTAAAGAAAGAAGGTTACATTAACCAATAAAATAATTTCTATGTCAGAGTTTATTCAACGTCATATAGGACCCTCAGAAGAGGAGCAATTTAAAATGTTATCTGATTTGGGACTTAGTTCCATTGATGAACTTGTAAGACAAGTAGTTCCAGATTCTATCCTATTAAGAGGAGATAATAAATTACCTGATGGATGTAGTGAACACGAAGCACTAACAGAATTAAAAGAAGTTGCAGAAAGAAATGAAGTTAAAAGATCACTGATTGGGCAAGGATATTATGGAACAATAGTTCCACCTGTTATTCAACGCAATGTTTTAGAAAATCCTGCATGGTATACTTCTTACACTCCATATCAAGCAGAGATATCTCAAGGTAGATTAGAAGCATTATTTAATTTTCAAACATTAATCACAGAACTTACAGGATTACCTGTAGCAAATGCATCACTGTTAGATGAAGGAACTGCAGCTGCAGAAGCAATGATACTTGCTCATAGTGCTAGTAGTAAGAAAACTGATTTTGTAGTTGATGATAAAATATTTCCACAGACATTAAAAGTATTAGAAACGAGAGCAAAACCATTAGGTATTAATATAATTAAACTTGATTTGGATGATTCAATACCAATGGCATTCTTTGTTGATGCATTTGGGTTATTAGTTCAATTTCCAAATAATCATGGTAAGTTGAGACATCCTGATGGATTATTAAAATTAGCAGAAGTTTATAAATGTATGAAGATTGCTATCGTAGATCCTCTATGTCAGGTTTTAATGAAACCTGTAGCAGATATAGGTTTTGATATCGCAGTCGGCAGTATGCAACGATTTGGAGTGCCTATGGGGTATGGAGGACCTCATGCAGCATTCTTTGCAACCACTGAGAAATATAAACGAAAGATTCCTGGACGTATTGTAGGGCAGTCTCTAGATTCCCAAGGTAATAAAGCACTACGGCTAGCATTGCAAACAAGGGAACAACACATAAGACGAGACAAAGCAACATCCAATATATGCACTGCTCAAGCACTCCTCGCAAATATGGCAGGTTTTTA